CTCAGAATACGGCGATAACGGGGCATTCCAATACTCAGGCACTTTTCGCCGCCCAGATCGCGAGTAATCAGCTTGCAGAAACAGGATTAGCCAATACCAACGAGACACAGAATACGGCGATTACGGGTCTGGCGAATACCAACGAGACACAGAATACAGCGATAACGGGGCACTCCAATACTCAGACACTTTTCGCCGCCCAGATCGCGAGTAATCAGCTTGCAGAAACAGGATTAGCCAATACCAACGAGACACAGAATACCAATATGACGGCCCAGATCACGCGAATTGAGGTACTTGAAACAAACACCGCAAGCAAGGCTCAAGGAATCTCCGCGACCAATGCGGAGACGCAAGCCTTCTTTACTGATGGCTCTCGAAGCGGCAACAGAAGCGTTTGGGGTGGTAGTTTGTCAGTTGCAAATATTGATGCTTCGGCATTTGGCGCAAGTCAACACGGCACAAACGAATCAGGTTCAATGGTGATTAGCAATTCGGCTTATGGTGCAAATCAATGGGGTTTAAACCGAGGTGCGATGTTAATAAATACTCAAGCTATGGGTGCAAGCCAACATGGTTGTAATCATACGGGCGCAGTAATGGTCATTCAGCAAGATGCCGATGGTGCGGAACAGCGTGGGTTGAATATCGGAGTGATGGAAATTGGAGTTGATTCTTTCGGTGCTGGACAATTCGGGTTCAATAATCTTGGTAAGATGTATATAGGCACAACAGCTTATGGTGCAATGCAACGCGGATTGGCGCAAGTTGGGGCAATATCTTCGATTAGCAACGGTGCTGTTGGCGCAATGCAACTAGGTTACAACAACGGCGGTGTAATGAAGATAGGTGATAGCGCACACGGAAGCATTCAACACGGCTACAGCCAAGGGTTGATGCTGATTGGCGATAACAGTTATGGTGCGTTTCAGGGTGGGATAAATTTAGGCACAATGGTTATCAATGGGGCTGGTGCAATTCAATACGGTTACAACGATGCGGGTTTTGCCACAAATAACGGACGTGGCTCATTGCAATTATTCAATCTCACAGCGAATCAAAACGCATACATGACGGGACACGCATCAATAAGTTTAGGCGCATCCACAAACACACATAACCGTTCAATTACCATTGGCGCAATTTCTTATGCTGATGATTCAATATCGGTTGGTACGGGCGGGATACGGAGCGTCGGGCCAGTTTCATTCACCAACGCCTACATCAATACCGCCTACGCAGAGACGGCGATTGTGCAGTATGTAAGTGTGAGTAATGCTTCTGGTAGTACCAGCGATTTCGTTGTAGTTAAACAAGGGGGGACAAACATTCTGGGTCTGATACATGGTTTTCCATCAAACAACTGGAACAACGCGACATCAGAAGTGTTCAGTTTTTCGATTGATTATGGGGTATTTACCAATAGCGCGAATGCCACGAACTATCTGCTCTGGGTTCCGCCGTGTCCTTATGCGTCAGCGCGGATAACTAACTTTGGATGGTACGCATTGACTGGTCAGGCTCCTACTGGAAATGTGTACATTGCCGATGCTGACGATGATGCTTCCTTTACGAACTCAATTTGTTTCAGCAACGTTACTTTTAATGGGTCTGTGAGAAGCAATCTTGCGGTCAATGTGCCAATCACTATTGGACAGACCATCACATTCTATCCTTGTCCTAGTACAAATGCAAAAATGACGTTTTCAGGAATCGCCCCATGATAAAAAGAATATCCATAGCATTGTTTTGCATCTGCCTTTTCTGTGCATGGAATGGATGGAACGGGCGCATATCAAGACCGTATGTCAGACAGAGCGTATTCGTTGGCTATACGGATGTGACTACCAATATGACGGCGAATAATTTACCAGCCCCATTAATCACGGCGGCATCAAGCGAATTAACCGCGCCTACATATTCCGCGTACAAATGTTTTGATAATGTCTCAACCTCGTCCTATGGTTGGCTTTCCGCACAACTTGACACTAACCACTGTTGGATAAAATATGATTGGGGCACGAACAGATCATACACTATTCAGAAATACAATATAACGGCATCCCATAGATATAATGAGCGCACACCGCACACATGGTATCTGTGGGGAAGTAACAACGGTGGAGCAAGGGTTCAACTTGATTATCAGGCGGGATACACTTTTACGTCTAATGAAACAAAATCATTCGAGATACCGAACACCAGTGAATACCGTTATTATCTATTAGATGTGGTTAGGGTTGGTGATGGTGCTGACAATGATTATACCTCAATTCAGGAAATCCGGTGGTTTAAAGGCGTGTATGAATGAGTGAACCAAAGACAAAACTCCGCGAATACAGATTTCCGATAGCGTGGCAACCTGACTGGATGGCTACGGGCGAGCGTGATTCGTTTAGAGCGGGTGAGGTTATCAAAATGCCGTGTGTGCTGGTAAGGAAAAGGAAAGGCAGGAAGAAATGAGAAAGTTTACGTTAGCATTAGTTATGACATTGTGTGGTTGTGACTCGATTGATATACCACCGATCAGTACGACAACAACTACAACGACAACCAGCACGACTACAACCACGCAACCGCAGACAACGGAACTTATCAGGGGGTTAATGGCAAGTGACATCGCGCAGATGAAGGATGTTTCCATACGCAAAGACGATTTAAGGATTCTCCGAGAGAAGGGCAGATACAACACGATCTATTGCCCGTTAGATTTGGCATTTGTGCATGATGGTCAAGGCGTGGGCGTTGCGCGGCCACATATCGGTGCCGGCAGGACCGAAACCACCGTCACTGATCTTGCGGTCAAGAACATCAACTTTATTCATGATCAGGGCATGAGGGTGATGGTGGTTTGTGGCAACGAGCCGAGCGTCAGAAAGAATTGGTCTTACCTGATGAGTGGTCTTGGTTTCAAGAAGGGATTGAAGAACACAGATTTATATACCTCTGCCATGCTGGAAAAAGAAAAGAAATGCCTCACCGATCTGTTGAATAAATGCGGTGACAAGCTATTCGGGATCGTCCTTTATCTTGAACCTTCTGTGTCATCTTCAAAGTCATTCTGCAAGGAACTCGCCAAGCATATACGGGCACAAGGCTATAAGGGGCGATTGTATTCAAACGGGATAGGTTCAGGTGAATGGGCTGGTGATGCCACGCTTGATGTGCGGTCTGCGCCGAGTAAGAACAGTTTGAACGCATGGAACTCATCCGGTGCATCGCTCCGCAGGAACGCTGATGGCATGACAATCAATGCCGCGAACGCTCCCACACTGATACCGCAACTCACGTCAAAGCTGGGGCCGGATGGCGGCATACTTTATTTCGAGGATTATAAGGGCAACGCGGCCGGGGCCGGAACGCTCCAAGACTGGATGTGGGAATATAACAAATGGTGAACTATGAATAAACTTATACTCTTTTTCTATAACTTGTGTAAGCGAGAGAAAACAACTTGTCCGAGAAGGATGAATGAATTAGGGCCATTTCCCAAGGAAGAAAATCTTGATTATTGGGAATATCGGAAAAGTACGAAATATAGACAGTGTAGTTTTTGCGGTTGTGTTCATCCTGATGACGTTACCATGCTTCTCAGGACTGGTTCCAGTGTAGGACGTACCGATAAAAACTATAAAATGTATCTATATCCCAAAAGCGGAGAAATGCTCAAGATATACTTCCAGCATTTTACCAAGGAATCATATCTGAAATTTAATGAAACCCTTGTGAGTGAAAAGACGGTGATAAAATAAGGAGATTGGATAATGCACGTGTGGAATAAATGTATCACAATAATTTTGTCTTTGTTTCTATGTGGTTGTGCAAGTGTACCTGATAATACTCAGCCGATTACACCAGTCATAGTAACGCGGAGTAACAAGTGCGTGGCGATCTGTGTTGGCGTTGAAAATGGACAGGCGGGTTATTGCGCGGGAGCAAAGAAGGACGCTGTTGATTGTTATGAGTATCTAACAAAACGCGATTTTGCCGGGACGTTACTGGTTGACGCGGACGCGACCTGGGAGAAATCGGAAAATGCTGTCTTGGATATTGCTGATAAGCATGATCTTAAGCGTGATGATTTGCTGGCTCTTACAATCTCAAGTCACGGCAGTCAGACACCGGATTTGAATAATGATGAAGATGACGGAATGGATGAAGTAATACATTTTTACGATCAGGGTGTTGTTGATGATGCAATAAAGCTGATGTTTGTCAAACTGGCGCAGAAACATCCGGGGATACGAGTCTGGATACTTGCCGATACTTGCCATTCTGAGGGCAATTTCCGCCGATATGTACGCAAGGCGCAAAGCGTAGTGACTTTTGGACATTACGGCAAGAGACGAGGTAAACCGATGTTTACCAAACAAGAAATTGAAATGCTCGATATACAGATCATGGAATTTGCGGGGTGTCGGGAGAATGCTTATTCACTGGGAAGTGTTTCAGGCGGAAATCTGACGCAGACGCAACTAGCAGAGCCAACAGCCGGAAAATCATGGAAGACTTGGTTTGATGGGATGGCAGAGAAGGTAACAGGGCAAGAGCCTGTGTATGTTGAATACAATATAAAAGAGGAATATAGGAACGGGCAAGCATTGAGATAAGGGGGATTATAAATGAATGGTGACGATGTTGTACAACAAAAAGAGATTGGCGATATTATTGATGATGCCCGAGACAAGGAGTGTGCAAAGAATTGTAAAGCACATCCAACAGTTGTACAGGGGATGATAAAGTCACTCAGGCTTAATGAGCAAAGTATTAAGTGGCACAAGTGGCATCTTGCTATTGCCGTCTTGGTTCTCTTGAGCGTGTGGTTAAAGGGGAATGCGGCTGATACTATGGTAACGGTATTGTCAGCACTTGTAAAAACTGCGTTCGGGAGTCCTTAATGGCAAAAGAAATAAAGCCAAGTGATTATGTCATGGCGGCGATTGCGCTGATGTTGATTATTTTTATTGCAGGGTATGTATGGTTGGAAATTATCAAGGCATGAAAGATGGACATAGAATTTCAAAGCTGGCTGGAGTTCAAAAAGGACTGCCAGTTGGTGTATCCACACTTGGGTGCGTCGTGGGAAGTATGCGCTTTGCGCGGAACGGAATCAGAACAACCAGAATTCCTGCATTATTGCAACAAAGAAGAATGTCATCTATGGAGAAAGAAAAATGAAAACAAAAGCCCGATTCATTAACACAGGTTTTATCATTGATGGCATTCAGCAACCGAGAGGCTATGAAATCAAGGATGCCGGACAAGTGCCGTATCTGCATATTGGCAAGTTTGTCATTTGCAACAAGTCACTTTATGAATTTACATTAGACGAAAAGAATCCACTTACGTTCATTGATACCGATGGTGTGTGGTATAGACCTGATAGACACTTTTTTACTGACCGCATGAGCAACCCCAAGTTCACGCAATGCATCTGGCAGGAGTCGCGGTTTCTTGGCCCGTTGTTCCATGATTCGGCATATTGTCATGGTGGACTATGGGTATCATTTGATCAGGGTAAGACTTGGAAATTCCACGAAATGAGCAGATTTGAGGCCGACAATTTACTCGCCAGAATGATTGTCCATGACCCATACCCCGGCAATTACATTTCAGCGGCGGCGATATGGGCCGGAGTGAGAATTGGCGGCTGGTGGGGTTGGCGTAAGGGTGATGAGCGGAGGCCGCCGCCTAAAGGCAGGATAAATACGAACAAATTACCGATATCGCTTATTACATAAAACAGGCACAGAAAAGGGGACATTATGGCAACCATGACGGGACAGGAGATTGTGGATTCGGCGCGGGGGAAACTGAATGAACTTAACGAGTCGGAATACCGGGATGAATGGAAAGACGACAAGATGTTGAAATGGGTGAATGAAGCCGTGTTGTTTGTCCGGTCTAACCGGCCGGATTCCCAGTATTCTTCAGCCGGTGTTTTATCTGACGATTCCAATATTACCGATCTTGCAAGTGCTGTATCGATCGACAGTAAGTGGCTGGCGCCTGCGTATCATTATGTAGTGGGATCCGCGTTAGAGTGTCATTCCGGCGAAACCTTTAACGCGGAAAAGTCGAAACAGATGTTTCAAAAGGCAGTAGACTTACTGGGGTCAATCTAATGGCCGAAGATATCAAAAACCATCCTGTTATCAAGAAACTGATAGCCAAGAAGGACGCGAAACGGCTTTCCGTGTTTTATATGCCATTGGCCAACACACGGGAACTTACTATTTACTGGCCGATACAGGATGACAAACTCAAAGAACAATGTTTACGGTATCTCGAAGACTATGGTTGTTCTGATGCCAAGGCAAAGGGTCAGACGTGGGTGGATGATCCTTGCGCGGATGGCGTGAAATATCCAGGCAAGTGGCGGATTGTTCATAATCGTATGTCTGGCCGGAACGAACCGCCAGGCATTTATCAGGTCCTGCGGGAAGGTCTTTTACTGGCATTGCCGGATACTGAGGCGGCGGATACTGAGGCGCGGTTGATATCCGACAAGGTGGATCCCCAGAATGGCAAACGTGTTATTACCCGTGGCTGGACTGGTGTGGATCCGCGAAATGAAGAAGATATAATTACAGCGCGGCTGACGGTTAAGAGTCGGACAAATATAACTGTTCGCAAGCAGACTTTTACCGGCACATTTGCCGTAAGTGATGTTTATGCACAACCCATGCCGGATGATGGCGCGGTAATGGTAGTGGAAGTTTTAATTGAATTGATTGCTATTACTTCTGATGCCGACCTTAAAGCGCTGACGCCGTTGATAACTCAAGAAAACGAAATACTGGACTTGTTCGCTCTTAAAACCGGTGAGGGCGATTATTGTACGGCCGTCTATACTAATATCAATCCATCATCCCGTGAATATCTCATGGTCACTATGAGTGATGCAAATCTCATTGCAGATGTGGTTGGTGGTGGCGCAACTATTTCAGGAACGTGGACCTATGCGGACCGGAAATTCGTAGAGCAAAAGGACAATACCGCGCAATTCATTGTTTTATTAAAAGCTGTAGTGTGGGCTGCCTGGGCTTCTGTTTTGGCAAGTCCCCACGAAATGGAATACACAGATGCCGGCACGGAACGACAAGGGGTAAGGAAATACTGGTATGGTGTCCAAAAGGCGGATCTAGCCACTGCCGTTACTCAATTAATGTCTGAAGTGACGGTAGTACCGGAAACAGCCCATCACATTCGCGCAATCGTCGCAACCGATAATCATAATGGCAGCATCACGTTAATGCGGAGCGAAGAAAGCAAGTATGACAATATCGCCAATACGAATGGCACGTTGATAGGTAGCCGGCCTATAACTCCTTTTGCCCTGCAGTCCGGCACTGTTGCCCGGCTGATGAGTATTTATGATGGATTTACCGAGGCGGAAATCGAGGCGGTAAGCGATCCTCTTCCATCTGGTTACACGCTGGTTGACTCCAAGACAGAACCTTCCGGCGGATATTTCAAGGCCACATTTGAGTATGAGAAACGTACATGGCTGGCGTGGGGGCATAATGCTTATGCGGCTGATAAAACAGAGTACGGCAACGCAGGCACTGCCAATGAAAAAGAAGTTATAAACAAGACATGGTATGGCATACAGAAATCCGATTTATCAACGGCGATTTCCAATGCACGGCTGGGAACAAGTGTAACACCTGAATCCGGTTATATCATCACTGATGCCGGGGTACACGATAATCAGGATGGCAGTATAACCATAACCCAGAGTCAGAAAAAGCAGGTCAACGCTGTTGATGTTGGTGTTGCAGCGTCGGCAGGAAAAGAAATGCACGATCCGCATGGGCCATTTACGGAAGAGAAATCAGCATACACGGAATACATAAACACCCATTATGAACACTTTACAGCGGCTGGTCTGGCTACGGCGATTGCCAGCGAAACGGCGCCGGCAGGGTATATTTTAAAGAGCATAACGCCAAGTCTTGCCGGTGACGGTCTTCATAACCAGGTTTATCACTACGAGAAACCCTACTTTGCTAATACTGCCGGAACACGCAATCTTGTGGGTATAACGAATGCGAAAACCGACGGATCAACCGGTGCAGGACTTGATGTTAAAACTTACGAGGAAGGTCACGCAATCCCCGCAGCTTCACTTGTCACGGTACGCGACGCTGCAACAGTGACGGATGCCAACCATGTTCTTGACCGCATACATGTTAGAAATAACAAGGATGGTTCAGGTTCAATTTTCGTGGAACAGACACAACTGAATGCCATTACAACCCAATATGCCCATCGATATAATCCGGCTGTTGGACGGCGCGAAGCATCATTAACCTTATTATGGAAGAATATTTCAGCGGTAAATAAAGTTTTACTTTATAACGATGCTGTTGCCAATGGCGCCGCCATGAGTGCGGCAACATATCAACCTGCTCCCGCCAGCCATGTTTTGCGTGATATTATATGCCAGGATAACGGGAATAATTCATGGAATGTATTGCGGACAACATATATTCCGCTATATAGCGCCGGCAGTGATTGGGATGGTGGTGTTTCCCAGCGATTTTATGAAGAATTTACTGTACCGAAATTCAGGATTTCCGGCGGTACAAAACAGGTGCGTAAATTCAGGTTCCATGTATTTACCTTGCAGACTAAATCAAAAGGTTCGGCAGATTCATGGCTGACTTCAAGTCATAATTATACTCCCATAGTCGGCGCGGCAATCGATTCAACAACTCCGGTAAAAACACATCTTATTTTTGCCGGGAAGAATCGTTATCGTTCAATTTGTACATTTGGTTCATGCACGGCTTGGCTTGATGAGCCCGCTGGTGCTGCCAGTGCTTATCGTGATTTAGGGGTTGCCGCGGCAACATAATATCATGGAAAACGAAATAGAAAAAAACGATGAAGCTACAACCAGAAATGCAACGGACGAAATAGGTTCACTCAACAATCCCCAGAAGATACCCGAAAACGAGAGGGATGCCACAAAACGGGCAATGGATGATCTCGGTAAACTCGGCACTCCACTTGCAGATGCGTTGATGCAAATACAGGAAATGGAGTTAAGTCTTGCCGTGGAGGAAGATGAATTTCAGGGCGGTGTACCGGATGCCAGTAGACCTACTGCGCTTGAGGACATGGGATTCGAATTCATTGAGGAAAACGACGCTCATACTTTCGCTTTCGGGTGTTCGCTTTCGGGTTCTACGGTTACAATCCAGGAAGGAACGATATCCCTTGGCGACGTTGATTATACCGTTTCATCCGGCACGGTTAATTTATCCGGGGCAACCTGTTATGTATATGTTTATCTGAAAAAAGACAAGTCGGCTAAAGGTTTTGCCGTTGAAACGAGTCGACCGACATCTTCCGGAGATGAGTGGAGATGGCCGCTTGTTCTTTATTCATTAAGCGGGGCGACATATCAGGAAGTTAAAGTTCTTCGGCATGGTGATATTGCCTATGGATTGGCATTGGGCGGGACATGAAGAAAGGGATTATACTGTTTTTTTTTACCTGGAGTACCTGCTACGGGCATTGGAGCCAATGGCCGATATCCACGGATAGTCACAGGTATAACTGGGAAGATTGCAGAACAAACTGGCAGCAACTGATTACCGCCGTGAAAGAGAGAGGGGCTGCTACTGAAGTGCCGGCGTACTCCAATTTTGAAATAGTGGCGGAGTATGCCCAGCCGGCGGGGTTATCAAATAATACCGTTGTCTGGATTGCCGAGGGTTTCCCTGACGCACATGCCAATTTTGCCTATACAGTAAATTCCACTAATGCCGCGATAGCGAATAATGTCCATGGTTGTTATCTTGACAAGTCTGGAATTTTTGAAACATATTTATATTATTCCGGTGGCAGTTATTACGGTGATGCGCTTTTATCTTTTGGAACAACAAACTGGTTTACTGATAGCGCCATGACCAGCCGGATCTCCAGCGCAAAGACATACGTTACCAACGGCTTCACTAATTCATACCAGTCATGGACAAACGTCACCATGACGAATTTGAATATTACGCTCTATACCGTGGATGGAGTGACGTATACGGGATATCCCTATCTTTCACGTGATGCCATTGTGCAGATGGACGCACGGATAAAGTTACTGATCCCGTACTACGCCAGGACGAACTTGGCATCTAATGGATCATACAATGCGTGGTTTAAGTCGGGGAGCGCCACGAATCATCCACAGGAGATTCCTATGTGGAATGGTGCAGCGTTGTTCTCCTATCTTAGTATTGGTTATGTGACAAACACAATTATCAGCACTAACGAGTGGGGAAACCTGATAACTGGCGGTGATTATTACTTCACACGTTATCCTCTACAGACAGGTGAAGTCTGGACATTATTTGAGTCTGCGTATCATGGTTACTGGACGACAAATATAATCACTAGTAAGGATATCCAGTATTATGATGCCGGATTGCCAAAAGCAGTATACATAAGTACCGGCAGCGTTCCATCCATTGATTTTACTATAAATGGATTACGGTTATTAGAAAGTAATCAGGAATCAGGTGTTCCCGGCCTTTATACCACCAATGATTCAGAAACAGTCAGCATATCCGGAGTCACAACCGACCTGACAAAAAAATGGTATTCAATCAGTAATGTAACGTGTTCCAGTGCCGCCACAACTGGTGATGTTTTAGCAATTCAATACCTTAATCCGCATAAAACATACGGGACGCATCCATACGCTTTATATGCAGAGGATTTGGATGAACGATGGAAGGTACTGAATGCCCTTCGCTGGACCGCGCCGGCTTTCGGGTTCATATCAACGAATGTTATTTCAAAGGACAGTTACGACACCACCGGCGTCACCACCTGGGCGTCGGCGAAGGCCAGGTCTGAGGGAACGAACGTTTTCAAAACAAATACCTGGAGCGGTCATGCAATGCGAATCACTTACGGAAATGTGTATAGCAACGCCTATCTCGACACGAACACTTCCGAATATGTCACTTATCCCTTATACATAGCTCAGATCATCTGGGCAAGTAATGCGGTGGCGCTGAAGACGGCTACAAATCAGACCACGAAGGCATATTTATATTTTAAGACGGGAACCAATGACGATGCCAGAGAAACTGTTTATGACGAGCAGTATGATCCTTATTATGGGAAAGTTAATCAGTATGAAGCATACCAGTATTCATATACGATCACCAATAACCAAGTGCTCACGAACTGGTACGGGGGGACAAACACCCCAACCAAATGGAACTGGGTGGATGCACCCGAATGGGTCCCGACGAACCTTATCCATGAGCACATCAAGGGATATTTCATTGAGGGCGTTGAGGTATTATTCAAGTGGGATGAACTGACGAACAGTTTCCAGATGATCGATTAAAGAAAGATGGTATGGAAGTTTTAAGGATGTTGTTTTGAATAAAGTTGCAGGTTTAAAAAGAAAAATGATAAATTACGAAATTAAGGAGTATAATTATGACTCTCGCGAATCCTGAACTGGATCTGTTAGACTTGAAACGGAAAAAACAGGGGCTCCCGCCCATGTTCTCAAAACCTTCTGATTCCATTGTACCGCCGGTTATTGCTCCGTCATTACAGACACCCAGTCCGTCACCGGCCCCGGCCGGTCTTGCTTCGGCAAAGCCAACAGGCACATTACCAGGCACACAACCGACAGTGAATGCAACTCCGGCGCCAATGCCGGCTGGTCTTGCAACGGCTGTACCGATTTCACCAGTAACGCCTTCAGGTAATTCCCAGATTGATCAACCGGATACCGGTATAGGTTCAAAAGGCTGGGCGGAAAAGAATCTGGCTACAGGTACTGGTGTTGCATTTGCCACGGATCCGCGGACTGGTCAGCGAGCGTCCGGATCCGTAACCTCAAACGTGGCAACGCCATTTGATTTTGCTGAAAACAGTAAATTACGAACCCTGGGCGCTGAACAGAATATTAATACTCCACAGCCATCCGGTCTTTTAAGCGCCGAGAAAGGGAAAGGGGTATTGGTTCTTCCTGGTGCCCGCGCTTCCTATGATGAAAAACTTCGGCAGACTGGTATTAATATGGGAGTGGGTGGTCTTAATCTGGCAAAAACTGATAGCGAGAAGAAGGCCATGTTAAATGCCAAACTGAGTCTGACGCGGGATACAGCTACCCGGAAACAATTACAACAACAGATCAGTGATATTGATGTCCGGGAACAACAGGCAAGGGGATTGGCTTCAGCAGAAGTCGGTTGGAAACGGCAATCAGATGAACGGACAGCTGATCGCAATGCAATGCTTGAAGGAAAGCGGATTACTGCCGGCGGTTTAAAATCAGCACAGGAAGCGGCACACGCTAATGATCTGGCTGTTGCCCAGGCTAAACAGAAAGACCAGCCAGTCCAGATTTTTCCAGAGCGATACGATAAGGATGGAAATATAATTGAGACATCTAAATGGCGATGGAATCAACAGACTCAAAAATTGGAAGACGTAGGTCCCCAGGCACTACCACCTCTATCTGCTGATGAGGAAGCGTTACGGCTAGAGCGGAAGATCCATACCAATAAGATAGCAGACAGTGATAATCGTTATGGCTTCTTTAATTTCAGAGATCGGGTTGAAGCTATTAGAAAAATTGATAAAAAGTTAGAGGAACTCAAAAACAATCCATCACAACAAGTTAAACCTGGTATTGCCGGCCAGCCCGTTCAAATGAATCCGGCGCCAGTTGTTACTCCTGCAGCGCCAGGTCCGATAACGACAACACCCACCACTGAGGATATTAGTAAAAAAGTAGTTGGTGCCGTTTCTCAACGCGGCAAGGAATCAGTTGTGCAACAGCTTATGAAGCAACATCCGAACAGCAACAGGGAGCAGGTGCTTGCTTATCTAGCAAAACTGGGTATTTAATATGGCAGGATTACAGCCCATACCATTACCCAGGATACCCGAATTGGAAGATCCATCTCGGGTGCTTGATTTGCCACAAATCCCGGAATTGAGTCAGTCTGGTTCTGTAGAGATGGATTTGCCACAAATCCCGGAATTATCATATAATCCGGATACTCGACATACTTCCATCCGAACCAAGCCAGAAACCGTAGAAATCCCGAAAAAGCCTCTTCCGGCCCCTGAAATTGGCACATTATCCGGCACAACTCGCGAAAATGTCCAGCAACCCTCGCCGTTGCCTCAAGAACCGATCCAAAGTCCGGAAGAGGTCAAGGGTCTCCCGCCGTCCCCACCGCAAGAAATCACCCCTATAGCGGCCTCTCAGTCTCAAGATTTAAGCAATATGTCATTGCCGGTTATTCCGGAGTTGGGGCCTGCGGTGGTTCAACTAGAGATGGATTTGCCACAAATCCCGGAATTAGAGACTAAATCTGAGCCAACAATGGGTGAAAAACTCAAGAATGTGGCTGGTGTGGCCAGTCAGGCGTTAGGGCAATATGCCGGAAACGCTTTATCGTATGCCGGCCGGTTGAGTTCTTTGCCGAATCTTACCCCTTTATTGGTTGGCCCGACTGGTATTCCCCAAGCGGTTGGAAATGTTGTTGCCAATCAACTGGTTCAAAAACCGATAGAAAAGGCGATTTCTCCATCAATTAACAAAGGACTGGATACACTCGGAATTACACCTTCTCTAACTGGTGAACAAAACCCTGTTATTCGAATAGGTGAACATATTAGTAAGTCCAGTGAAGAATATTATAAAGACCTTGTAGATCCACGTCTTGCGAACAGTTTTATCTGGACGACAGTACCACAGGGGATTGCATCACTTGGCGCCATGGCTCTAGCCGGGCCGCTGGGACCTGAAGCGGCTTTAATGGTTGGGTTCGGGATGGAAGGCGAAGATGCTTATCAACGGGAAATAGAACGGCAGAAGAAAGCCGGCGAAGAGTCTAATCCTGATAAAGCCTTGGCAAAATCCCTGGCGTATGCTGCGGTATCTACCGGTATTGAGGCTAAATTTGGCATTGGCAGGATATTAAATAAAGCAAAGGAATATTTTGGGAAAAAGGGCGCTGAAGCCGTTGGAAAGAAGATTGCCGGGCAGGGATTGAGTTGGAAGACGGTAGGTAATTTCCTTAAAGAACGTGTTAAAGATGCTGGATCTGGGTTTACGGAAGAGGCATCCCAGCGCTTTACTCAGGATCTGATTATTGATCAGCAACCGGATTTAAAGGCAATTGTAACTGAAGGTGGCGCTGGAGCAATTGCTGAAGCTTTATTTGGCGGTCTTTTCCATGTAGGGGGTAGACTTCATGCGGCACAAGCTGCAAATCAGGCAGAAAAGGCTTTAGACCGATGGTATGCTAAGAACGGCGATACCATATCAGACCTCATGGCCCGAGAGTCTATAGACAGGGCAGGGGCGCAAAGCAAGATTCAATATGCTCATGATGTGGCGCGGTTAGGTCTTAAACAAGAATTCGGAATGGATGACACACAAGTAGATGAGTTTCTTCGGGAAACTGATACTGGCCGGCGCCGGAAGATGCTTGAAAATGCTTTTGATGGCAAACCGATAAAGGCCGGATTGAATGAAACTCCACCTCAATTACCGGGCTCCCCGCCGCCGGTACCTACCCAAACCCCTGAACAAACCGCCTTGATTCAATCAGCGCAGGACCGGCTGGCTGGATCCCGGGCGAAGTTGAACGAACACATGCTGGCGACTATTCAGAAACATATCGACGCCGGCCGGTCAGACCTGGCTGAACAGGTCAAGAAACAATATGAAGCTTCTTTAAAACGCAAGGAACTGACACAGCAAGCGGCACAACGTACAAGCAATGTTACTGCAGGCTTGCAAGCCACTGAAACAATCATACCCCAGCCGGCGGAGACAATACCCTCTGGCCCAAACGTAAACGTAATACCTTCCGGACAGGATACGGGAGTCTCTGCTGCTGGGGTGAATACCATCAATAAGACTCAGATTGATATACTTAAACAGTCGAAAATACCAGAGAAAGAAATACCTGACTATGTGACCGACACATTGGCCAATGGCCAGGCATTACGGAAACACGCAGAAGCGGTACAATCAGGCAAAGAAACAATTACCGAGGCAGGTACTGCCGTGGCAAATGACTGGAGTACCAAGAAAACTGCACCCATGTTACAAGGCACACCCGCACTGCGCGGAGTTGCCCAAATCCCCGCTGCCGGCACTGCCGGTAAAGTTGAGGCCCCGTTACAAACGGGGGTTACTTCTCAACCGGGCGCTGAAAAAGCACCGATAATCAAAGCGGGGAATTTTTCAACGGAAGCGGTCAAAGCGCTTAAACAGCAGGGATTAAGTGATGCGGACATTACTGCCCTGCAGAACACCAAGTCACCGGCAGAGATTGAGGAAATAAGCAAAACTGCCACTGCGAAGGTATTAAAACAGGAACGGATCAAGAAAAAACAACCTTTACTGATTGCCGGTTTCCGGAAAGGTGAGCGGGTAAAATATTTTCAGGATGGCAAGGAAGTAACGGCAACGATAAAGACGCTTACTGATAAATTAATTACGGCCAGGACAAGGGATGGCAGGGCGGTAAGCGGACACCCTTCCGAATTCTACAAGGTCCAGCCCAAAGGTGAGAAGTTAGAAGAACTTTCGCGCAAGCCGCTGGTGGCTCTTGTCCGTGATAATGGCGGGATCCGGTCTTTTAAGAAGGGATATGGTAATGAAGATTGGTATGCGAAGGTTCCAATAGGATTACGCAATAAGAACGGACTTCCGCTTGATGAAATTGCACAACAGGCCATGGATGCCGGATTGATCCCGCAGAATTCCAGTATCGATGTCTTTGTTGAAAAACTGGCAGCGGAAGCTGCAGCCGAAACAAAACCGCCTTCAGTTGAATCGCTGATAAATGATGCCGAACAGGAACGGATTGACAAGGATATCAGCGCCGGTAAACGAGAGGCCGTAAAAGAACTTTCTTTCACGGACCTGAATGAGAATGACCTACTTTATGGAAAAGACGGGGTATGGTATCTTGTTAAGACTAAAACCCCTCAACATGCGGTTCTTCGTGGGAGGAATGAAAGCATAACCATAACCGAAGGCCAGACCTTCCCGGTCCATTTTGGTCTTGGTGAGGGTTTGCAGGAAGTGGATCCACAGTTATATCAGGGTGCCATGAAAGAATGGCAGGACCAGGAAGGGAAGGGGTTGACGCCGGTAAAGTCAGTTATGGCGCCGGCAGAAGCGAAACCAGCAACGCCAGAGCCCGCCGGTCCGCTCTTTACGGCCGCGGTCGGCAAGAAGAGTCTGAAACAAGAAGTGATAAGAGCGAAGAAATTAGAAGGTCAAGAATCATTAAGGAAGGATAGTAATGGGTTGTATCTTTATACGGATCCTACCGGTCACGTTGTAACGATTCAACCTGTTGAACTTATTGGAAGGCCCAACGTGCGGCGAACGAAGTCTAGGTCTGAGATGATAGAGGAAGGGCGCCGCAAAACAACACCCAAGCCGGCCAAGACAGCAAAGAAAGCCAAGGCTTCAGAAGCATTTGCAGCATTATCAGATGAGGCGCTTGAAGCTATTGCAAAACCCAAGAAACAGGATAAACTAATAAAGAAGGTGGGACCGGTTGATGAACTGGCGGAACTCGAAAAAGATCTTACAGATTTATATGGCAAACCCAAATTTAGTGATATAGTACCCACTGGAAAGGCAGGACAGAATGAGCAAGACTTACAAGGGACAGGAACAAGTAATGGAACTAGGAAAACGCTTAAACAGGCCGCTCTTGGATATAGTGGGATTCAAGGACGAGAACGGGAATCATTACGATTACAGTCCAGAGTACAACGAGAAGGGCGACTTCAGCGATGGATTCAAGGCCTTGCTAATCAAACACGGACTGTTCAAGCCAAATGGACAGGCGTAAGATATGATCCGGAATTTGAACAAACTCCTGTCTTTATCCAACAAGCATCCCGGATTGCGGTTTTAGGTTATGAGACGGTCCCGATAACGCATGATCAGCAATGGGGAGGCATGACAGATCATGCAGGGAAGACAGTTTTCTTAAAAGAGAATGATGTCCGGCTGGCTATTGGATATGCCAATCATGAAATAGGGCATATACTACGGCAGATTAAAAATCCGGCCATGGAAAGACTGGTTCGTGCCGTCAATCTAGATCATCCCTTATCTCAATATTTTGCCGGGCAATTGGAATATTCTGGCGATCAATTGGCCGAAGAATTGGCGTGTGCGATTATAAGCGGACGGACTGATTTAGAAATACTAGTCGATGGCGATGCTCCATCAATCATTGAATCTGCCCGGGATGTTCTTAAATCCATTAAACCTGAGACTGGTGGGGCAAATCAGCCTACTGGACCGCCTAAGTATGGTGAATTATCTCCCGAAGATCAGGCATACCAGCAAGGAAAGGCAGGATGGAATGAACGAAACATGGCCGGAGTTGGAAGCAATCAAGAAGTTATCCCCGGAAGACGCCAAGAAACTCTTAAACAGCGACAAGTACAAAAAGGTAATTTATCCGCCGCTCGGGGGGTGGAACGAGTCGGGCTCGGCGCACTTCGCGTCCCTTCCGTCGATGAACGTGGAAGAGGAGAAGGGGGAACTTTGTCGAGTAGCCGGCGCTTGGCCGTTCCTGAACTCTCATTAGAAGATCAGACATACCATCAAGCCAAGACAACCTTTGAGAAAGGTCTGGCCATATTCGATAAGCAGGGTAAAACCGCTACTGACTTCATTAAGTGGGCTGTTGATAAGTGGGGGCAACCCATAATCCCGCATTTGGTCCGGTTTAAGAATGAGATGTCCATTTCTGGTCTAAGCAATACATCTAAAGAGCCGGTAGAGACTACGCGGCAACAGAAAGAAAATCCCATAGAAGATAGACGAGCGGAAACGTGGGGCTTCACTACGCCGCAACGAGATTCGGCTGGCTGGGCACAATATGACTTTGAAAATGAGAAGATAGAAGCGCCGCCCCATAAGAAGGGGTTCGTTTCGACAAACAGTATAACGTTAGGGAAAGCTCCTAATGGACGATGGACCTTTGCTACACAGCTGGGAATGTCTGAATCTGGCGGTGGCAGGCCAACACATCTTGGCGGGCCGCGGTTTAATTCCAGGGAAGAAGCCTTGTCTGAGGCAATAAAAGAATTCAGAAGCAGTATTCCGCGTTATCAGAAAGCAAACAAACCTGCAGACGCCAAGATAGCAAAAGACTTATATGCGTGGCTTGATTCCCTTGAGTCAAAATCTTCTGAACTCACTCTTGAAACCACTACCCCGAAACAACCCAAACAGGAAATGCTCAAGAAGACAGCCAATAAGGTCAGTGGCGAATTTAAAAATATTATGGATCAGGTACCAGATCAATCTATTATCGAAATGACATATACAGACAAAGATGGTGTAGAAGGGAAGATTACCGGCGACTTATTTACCGTATCTGGTCATCTCCGGTTTGTTTCAATGAAGCCAGAGCCGGGATCCTTATCGAGTCACAGTGAACCTATCACGGATGTTGATGGAAAAGTTTTAGAAAACATCAAGAGTGTACGATTAGTTAAAAGTGGTGTTGATGTAATGCAGGAACGGCGAGAGCGGCAACGTGGCGAATTAGCCTATAAACAACCCAAAACTAGGGATGAGTACGAACAAACCTTATGGGATCTGGCACGTCAAGTACAAGAGGCCAAGGTTAAGGATGATAAGTTTGGAATAAAAATTGATTCTACCCGTAGTCTGCAAATAGAAAAACAGTTTGATGACGTTGCTGACGAGATTCAGTTAGCGAAAACCAAGCGGGCATATATAATGGCTATGGCATTAACTAAGGTCGCCGGGAAACCGTTAAAACGTGTGTCTGAAATATGGGATTTAAGGACGATGGATGGCGCCACCAGCGCCGGTCGCGCTCCTAATCCAAGTGATTTTGATCCTAATCCTGAAATTCGCAAAAAGCGGCAACCGGTTAATCCGTTAAACTTATGGACCAAAAAGGAGCTTGAAAACAGTTTAGCTGAAGCTGAATTTGACGTTAAGCACTTAAAAAATAAGGGCACGGATAAATATCTGCGTCGTGTTCGAATAATAGAAGAACGGAAAAAACAACTCGCCAATGAACTATATTATGAGGCGGTAATAGAGAAACGTAATGCTGGTAAACCTCTTCCGGAAGATTTTCAACTTGAAACCACAACTCCAGCCCAACTAAAACAGGAAGCACTCAAGAAATCCACCAAGGAAAAGGTAAAGGCTGGCGTAGAAAAACCTCTTGCCGGTACCGCTGGTGATATGACCGCGGATCTCTTTGGGAAGACGGAAGGTGAAACACCATTATTTAATGCGCCGGCGCCGAAAACAGTTCCATCCAAGGTATTCAAGACTGACCTTGAAGAACCAGTAGTCAAAGCGGTTGATGTCCTAGGGAAAGATGTTAATACGGTCAGTTCTGGTTTTCATGAAAATTTCAGTGAAGAGTTTAATGGTATTGAGCCGGCCTGGGCAATCGTAATTCAACAGAAGGAATTACCACAGACTGTAATAGATGCAGCAGAAAAAGCCGGGTTAAAGGTTGGTAAGCGGCCATTAAGAGGCATGGTGCCGGCAGGGCAAACGTGGGATATTTATTTGCCGGCTGTCAAACAGAATGAACCGGAAAAAGCGGAAGCAGCGTTTAATAAATTAGCCGATGTTTATTTGAATCTGAGGTCAGCCCAAACATCCCCGGCAACTGTAACAGTTCCTGGTATGGGTACTAAACCCATTGAAACTTCTACCAAGAAACAGATTTCTGATTTTGGCGAAAAGATAGGGGGTGCCCGCAAGGACCAATGGAAAGACCGGAATCTTGCCGTAAAAGACATTGAACAGATGACCGACCGGGAGATGATGGATTTGGTTAAGAAAGATGAAATCTATCCCGTTCCGGATTATTCCGAGATGACTGACCGGATTGCCGCTGGAATGGGAGATACTCTACAGAGTATTGCCGGAAAAAGTGAATTCAATGAAGCATGGGCGCCGGAAGCGCCGGCGGCTATATCTCTCCTTATCAAGAAGATCCGTGATTCGATGCCGGCGCAACCAAAGACTTCATGGACAAGGGATGATATCAAGAAGTACATTGAAGTGGTTGGCATGGTACGGGATGCACTTGCCAGGACCCAGACTTATCCAGACTTGAAACAATTGATTCCAAAAATCTTTGGTCCGGATATTTTCATCGGGAGCGAGTATTATCGTACTCTCAACAATAAATCCCCTTATTATAATCAATTATGGTTGCTTGGTAATAATTTTCTTCGTGCGGCCCAGATATCAGACAGGGATTTCGCCAAGGCCATGTTAGAGGTATCAAAGACAGGTTTTCCTGAGAAAAGCGAACCCTGGCGCAAACAGTACATGTTATCCAATATGGATAAGGCCCGGATAGAGGAAATGTATCGATACAAAGAAGGTCAATCCATGGAGAGGATATATACCTACCGTGTGGCGACTGCCGGCGGTCAACAAGTTGCTGCATTCCCGGTGAAAGCAGAAGCACAGGCATATATCGACAGCAACAAGGGTAAGACCGTGCTTACCGACAGGCTTGGCCGTAATATCCAATTATTTGACACAAAAGACGGCGCTGTTACATGGGCGCGAGAGAATGCAACCACCAAGGCAAAAGAAGCGGGTATAACACTTACCAGACCGATGCTATCAGGCCTGAAACGTACTGGGGCTGATTATCGTAATGGCAAGGACATTACTGAAAAGGATTTCCAAGATGCTTTTAGTTTCAGGGGCGGGGAGTTTGGAAACTGGTTATCACAGGAAGACCGGCAGCAATCCTTAAACGCTGCTTATGATGCTTTGCGGGACCTGGCTGATTTAATGGGAGTGGATCCCAAGGCCATTTCCTTGAATGGTGAATTAGGTTTTGCTTTCGGGGCCCGGGGACAGGGTGGGGCGGCTGCTCATTATGAACCAGCCAAGATCGTTATCAACCTTACAAAATGGCGTGGTGCCGGTGCTTTGGCACACGAATGGGCCCATGCGGTTGATGATTACTTTGGCCGGCTTTCCGGGGATAAGAGTAAGGCTTCGGTTAGGAAGTCAGATTATTATGTGTCTTATGGGGTAACTTCAACAAGTAAACTCCGACCCGAGATGGTTGAGGCGTGGAAGAATATGATGGATGCCATTACCAGGCGTTCAGCAGAAGCCAGGGAAGTTCTTAAACAGGCCGAAGTGAAACTGGTCCAGAATACGCGAAACATTCAAAGTTGGGCGGATAGTTACCGGAAGACTCTTGAAACAAATAAGGCAACGCCGGATCAGTTGGCGCAATGGGACAATCTTGTTAAGTTGGCAATCAACGAGGACCCCGGACCGCCAATCTACAAGGATACATCAAAGAGTAAACGTGATAAGTCCTGGAAGATGTCTTTCAAAGTTCTTGAATCCATGAATGAATTAAGTCGAGAAGTTACCGGCCGGCAGGTTTCTTCTGATGTGATGGATGCCTTGAAAGGTAATCTTGACTGGCGGAAAAGATATACAACAGACCGGGATAATGCGTTAGCCGGCAAGGTGCAGAGAACTATTGACACTGATTTTCTTGCAGCTGCCCGGAAGCTGGACAAGAGCCGGTCAAAACCATACTGGTCTACATTACATGAGATGTTTGCCCGGGCTTATGAATCTTATATTCAGGATGGTTTAATAAAGACCGGGAAACAAGATGATTACCTTGTCCATTCTGCGGACAATCAGGCTTATACGGTGCTTGGTTTGGATGATGCGAAACAACCGCGGCCTTATCCTGAAAAACAAGATCGTGATGCAATCAACAAGGCATTCGATTCCTTTATTGATACCCTTGATACGAAGGTAACCGATAAGGGTGTGGCGATGTTTGGTGATATCGCGCCACGGCCAACAGAAGATGAAGTAAAGAAGTTTGCCGGCAGTGAAGGAGTCTTAAAGCAGGATCTTCCGAAAGCCGCAAATCAACTCATGTTGGGCCTTGATGCCGTGGAAAAGGCGAGTACTACTCCATACGTACATCCATTAACAGCGAAGCGGGCGATTACTGATCATCCTTCTTCGCAAGGATCCCCGCAACCGGCAGAAGCGTGGCAACAGGCATTTACTGAAGAAGGTGACACCATCTCTTCGCTGGTGCATAAGTACATTACCCGGGAAATTCCAGTCTGGAAGTTAAAGGGCCAGACAGTAAAGAACCCCCGTGATTTTGCAGCACTATTGATGCCGTTGAGAAGTCCATACATGGAATCCATGAAAGTTGCTTATCTTGATAACCGCCGCCGGATCATTGATACAAGGATTGTTACGGTAGGAGTACTGGATTCTTCTCTTGTTCATCCCCGGGAGGTTCTTGCTAATATTCCAGAAGGCACTTCTTCTTTGATAATTGCTCATAATCATCCATCCGGGGATCCAACTCCTTCAGCTGAAGACATCCGGATAACAAAACAGTTATTGGATGCTGCAAAGATTGCCGGTATCAATGTGATGGACCATGTTATTACCAATGGCGGGAAATATACTTCTTTAAGGGAATCGGGAATTGTGGAGTTTTTAGACAGGACTGGTCCTGTGCCGAAGTCACCAATCCATATCAAAAAGGGCGCTGAGCCGGTCATACCCGAGATGCAGGAACAGGCTCCTTGGGAGAAAGTAAGAAGACAGGATCTATTACGGATACGAACATCTTACGACATAAAGGAACTCGCAAACATTTTACGGCAGGCTTCAGGTAATGAATATGGGCATATTATCTTTTTGGATACAAGGAGTCATATTATTGCCGTATCGCGTATAAAGATCAGCGAAAATACACCGCAAACCATAGGTAAACAAGTTATACAGACCGCCGGCAAGGAAGGGGCTGCGTCGTTTCTGGTTGATTGGCCGGTTGATACTTCTGCTGCGGTACGGGTTGGTCATCAGTTGATTGAACTAGGCGAACAATTAAACATTCAACTGATAGACTTTCATAATAACGAACATCAGTCTTTCAGGGAGAGTGGTTTACTAGCGTTCCATGAACCTCTTGACACCTATGGTACTATACCTGTAGATGAAAAAGCACAAAACAAAACCCAATTACACGCCGGAGAGTCCGTTCTCACGGGCGCAGAGAGATTGGATACTACGGGATACTTCGCTGATATCTCGCCAGCCAAAGAAAAAGACCCATACACCGGCACAGCATCATCTATATCCAACAGACGCCTCAGCGCCGTTGAATCCGCAAGGGTTGCCGCTTCTCTCTCGAGAATCAGTAAGAAATGGAATAAAGTGGTTCAAGAAAATGCCGCTCGCCGAGGCCCTGAGATATATGGGCGTGAAACCGCCGCCCTATTCAATAGATCCGTAGGACTCCGAGACTTCTCAATTGCAGAACTTGGCTTAAAACACACACTTGCCGGTAATATTCTAGCAACAGGGGAAACATCATTAGAGGCCATTGGTGAGGTTGGCGCGGAAGGCGGGGCATTTGTCGATAAGAAACAGGGCGTTGTTTATAAAGTCTATCGTCCAAAACGAAATGGACTAGAAGGGGATGGGCCTGAAGGTATTGGATTAACGAACAAGCTGGTAGTGCGGTCGCCAGCAACAAGAGAGAAATGGCTTTCTGATATGACTGCCGTTGCCCGATACGGCGACATTCAAGAACTTGTTGACCGGATCCGGGTTGTCAACGCCATCGGCAGCACTCCTACTGAAATCCTTGGCATGTCCGAAGAGGGGTTTCTTGTAACCAAGCAGCCGCTTGGTTACAGTTCGGTTAATGATCCCCGAATGGATGACAAATTTATTGAAGCGTCTATCCATGGAACAGAAAAAGAACTTGTTAGAGAAAAGGAAATGGGGCTTGTCAGGGTCCCCGTGGAACTTATACAAAATAAATACGATTCTTCCATTGTCTATTGGGTGACAAAAGTAAACGGTAAACCGTATTTACTGACAGATATTCGCCGGTCCAATATAATCGGGGATCGGTACCGTCGGGCCCGGGCAAACGATATCATCGTCGGGGAGATACCGGCCCGTGCTCTTTTAGAGCCAAAGTTAAAGGCTCTTCTTGATAAGGTTGATGAAGACAAGATGCCGGAACGGTCCTTAGTGGCTTTTGGCGACATCTCCCCGAGAGCGCCGGCGCCGGTCTTCTATTCCAAGCTTCGCCGGGTAATTCAAGAGAAGATGCCTAACCGCGCCATGGTTTCCCAGGTCAAAGGGCTGATAGATCCAGCCAAGGGATCCGGCGTAAAACAGGAAGAGATATACTGGACTGGTCTGCAGGACTTCCTTGAATCAAAGAAACTGGGGGATATGGTCACCAAACAAGAAGTATTGGATTCACTGCGAGATATTCAGATTAAAGAGGTATTAAAGGGTGATGAAACCGCAGCAAAGGCGTTTGATCGTTGGACTGATGAAGAAGTTAGGCAGCATCTTGTAGATGTTATGGGCGCTGATGCCGGGGATGTTGCTTTTATGGATCGGCAGCAGTTGGAGGATTGGGCTGAAGAGAATATTGATCCATATGATGCCGCTGACGCCAGAGATGATTCACCTGCCGCTGCTAAATATAAGTCATATACGGTACCCGGCGCGGAGAATTATAAGGAATTGTTGCTGACGTTTCCAGAACAAGAGGATGAAGCCACTCTGTTTCGCCGGCAGATGAGGGAAAAATATAGACCGGGATGGGCTTCTAAAGTGCAACGTCTTAATATTACACCGAAAGAACTTATCCAGCTTGAGGAAATTGAGAAGAAGGAAGAAGCGGGTGAATTACCACTACGGCAATTATATCAATCTTCACACTGGGATGAATCGAATGTATTTCTTCATGTTCGTTTCGATGATCGCACAACTCCTGACGGTAAGAAGATGTTATTCATTGAAGAGATTCAATCTGATTGGCACCAAGCCGGTCGGCAAAAGGGATACGGGAATAAACTGATAGGACAGTTGCCGGCGGAATATAAATATTTTATTGAGGTTGTCAGAGGAATTAAAGGGACGGAAATAACAAAACAAGAACTTACAAGAAGCCAGGCAATTGAACGTTTAGAGGGTGGTGCTGATGTAATCTCTGAAGGTCCAGCCGGCGAACAATCAGTCCTTCGGGCTGATGAATTTGCGTTTAAAAAGGGCGTTCCGAATGCTCCGTTTAAGGGTGAAGCATGGTCGCGTCTGGCTATGAAGCGCATGATCCGTTGGGCCGCTGAGAACTCAATTCCCGCCAACGACGCTTGGATCGAAGTTACCAAGCCAGAGAGCGTCAGGCAAAAGTTCGAGGATTATTTCGGGAGTAAACTTACATCCGTTATTCCACTCGAAATCATGGATGTTTCGATGTTGCCCCTTCTTAAGCACAATCAGGTTAGACAGGCTATTATTAAGATTATCCCCGTCGATGTGATGAACATGCTTTCCAAAAACGGATTCTCTGCCGAAGATATTCTCAGCAAGCCTAATATGATCGGCGACGCTCTTCCCGTCGATACAAGACCTGCGATAGCCAGAGGGCTTACTCGTGCGATGAAACTCGTAGCCGCAGATTTGAGAGCAAAAACGATGCTTTCTCTTTCTGAGAAGTCTACAACGAGAAAGAATGAACTTCTTCCCGCACTTATCGCAAGCGATCTCAACGCCAGAGAAATTATTGGATTGCTTTCCCCTTCTACTATTTATCGCATCGACGAGTTGAGGGGGGACAAGGCCGCGCCTAGACTTGCCATAGCAAATCTTAGAACAGAACCTTCCATTGCCGCAGGCGGTATAACAAGTCCAAGTAGAGAACTTCCTCCCGCAGAACTCGCAGTTTTTCTCAATTCGCATAATGCTATAATAACAGATAATAGGTTGGATTCGACATCTAAATATCGTCCACCCGACAGGTATTCAGCGATTTCTTGGACTACCGGAGAAACTCAGGCGGAACGATATGATTTAAGCAAGCAGGTTGAGGAAATTAGAGTTTCACCTTATCTCAAAGGTGCTCAAAAATGGAATGAAGGCGCAAGATACGAAGTCATGGCATTCCAGAAGGGTAATAATCATCCCGTCATTACCAGGGATGCAAAAGATGAAACTGGAATTGCGGAACTTATTGGTAAGGAACTAGCAAAACGGGCCGTAGGCGAAATTGAAAAAACAGAAACAAGTGTTACTTATTCTGGTCTTGATCTCAAGGTTGGCGGTACCGGTATGTCTGGTTTCTATGATAAGATTCTTTCTTCCATAGCCAATGACATAACCAAGAAGTTCGGCGTACAAGTCGAGGATGTGAAAATTCAGGTAGAGGATCCCGCTGGCAAGATGATTTATGCGGGTCCCGAGAAGACGGTTGCAGAGATTAAGGATCTGGCTAAAACTACGAAAATGGGCGTACAAATCGAAGGACAACTCATGCGAGTTGCTTTCTATGTTAATGAAGGTATGCCTTTCAAAGAAGCCATGGAGAAAAATGGAAGTCCATTGGCAGCTGAAGAGGTTGGGGGTCGAATGGATGTTGATCGTAAGAAGATAGAAACGGTTCATTCCCTCTCAATCAATGACAAGATGCGTGATTCCGTTGTTTATGAGGGCCAGCCTCAATTTGCTGATATCTCTCCTGATAAGTCCGCGGATATGGACCGTATTATTGCGGAACTTCTGCAGGCAACGTCTGAATTCGAAGAGCGCCGGCAGCGATCCATTGAAGCTACCCAGGCTTTCGCCACTAAGGGTGTTGAAGAGAAGATCCTGAAACGCCAGGAGAACATTCGGTTGCGGTTCCATGAACGGCTTAATGCTCGTAGAATTAAGGAAGGGTTAAAACCTTTACCCTATCTTCCAAAGACAGAAGGAAGCATGGCTTCCGAGGCTTTCCGGACTGGCATTGGGATAGGAGAAAAGCGCGGCCTTAATACTTCTGCGGAATACTCCGTTGATAAGGCGGTTCGGGAAATCGCCAAAGAAGAGGGTGTAAGGGAAATCAATTGGCTGATCCGGGCCGGCCGGTCCTTGAATTGGCTGACTGAACGGCTGAAGGGTGTATCTGGAGATAACCGGCAAAGCGTCATTTATGACACTCTCAAGGATCTGTTTGGCGCGGACCGGTTAAACCGGATGTCGAAGGCTGCCGGCTATTCCGGAGAACGGTTGTTTAAGTCCGTTCAAGAGATAATCGGCGACAGATTGACTTTCCGATATACCAAGGGGATACAGCGTATATTCAAGACTTTCGCCCAGCGCGGTCAACTCGAAAATCCAAAGATGAGGATGCTTACTCCTGATGCCAAGATCAAGATGAAGGACTGGTTGGATCGGGTACCGTCAAAAGTGAACGATCTGGGTATAACTGAACCGGTTCTTAAAGGACGGAACTTCGAAGAACTGAAGTCATGGTATGAAGGTGCCATGGAAATCATCGTTCAAAGCCGGAATGAGCAAATGATGGTTATTAATGGGCGGCGGTGGGCGGCCAAGGATGCCAGCGACAAGATGACGGGCGAGGCAATTATTGCCAGTATTGATCTTACAGAAGCAACGCCGAAATCTGATCCGCGGGATCGTGGAGTTATTAAGAATTACATGGTTGATAAAAACGCTATCCAGTCGAATGTGGCATTAATGGCTTTCGGGAAAGAGAATTCGCTGGGATATGCGATGTTTTATGAAGAGTTAAGAGCCGGCGACACTAAAGCAAAGGCTCTTGAATGGCGCGGTCGGTCCCAATTAGAGACTGTTCTAAAAACAAAGGATATTAATGATATGGCGCGGTATCACATGCAGTCTGATATCAAGCCGATCAAGATTGGGAAACAAACTATTGGTATGACGGATTCTGAACGTATGTATTTTACAGCAACGTGGCAACGTGAAGAAGGCCGCATGAAGTTACTTCAGAATGGATGGGTTTTAAAACGTTTATCCAAGACAAGCGAAGTTACAACCACTGGAAATATAGAGACTAACTGGGAACTCGCCCAGGACATCCTTAAAACGATAACACCGTCGGAGCAGGCCATTGTCGACAAGATCGTTGATATAGGTACCGCCATGGGGCCGGAAGGTAATGAAGTATCCCGTAAATTATACGGCCGGGATCTCTTTAATGAAAAGCGGTACTTTGGTATGGCCGTGGAAAACCCGGGCGTTTCAACAGACGAAGAGTTGGATCGAAAATTCTCCAATAAGGTTCTTGAAGGTTTAGGTATGACCAAAGAGACAAGGGAACATAAGCTTGCTTTAAAAATTGGGGATATCTTTGAACAGTTTGAAGAGCATAATAGAATGATGTCAAAGTATATTGCCCTGACCATACCGATTCGAAATGTGTTAAACGCTCTTAATTCCCAGTCCGCGCAACTTTCAAAAGTTCTAACAAAACATTTCGGGACTATTTTTATTCCAAGGCAGAAAATAACATTACGGATATTAGCAGGATTAGAAGCTTATGAGCACAGCGGTATTAAGGCGATGTTTGCTATTTTATCCGGAAATGTCGGGCGCAGTGTTCTTTCCTGGAAGCCAGGTCCGTTTGTGTCTAATAGAGTAGGTGGTTCAATGTTGTATGCTTCTGAGCTGGGGCACCTACCCGGTTTTCTTGGGACTAAGTATCTTGCCCGGGCTTTTCTGCCGACAAGTAAACTATTAAGCCGGAAGAATCGGGAGATCGTTAATTATCTTAAAGAAAACGGTTATCTCCGTGACCGATGGGATTCAGATATTTCCCGGATATATATTCCTCTACCCACGGAACGTTATGGTCAATCGAATACAATGTACCGCATGAGGTTGCGTTGGATTCAACAAAAAGCGTTATCACCTATGAAACACGCTGAAATGTCTAATGCGATTCAGGCTTTTAAGACATTAATTGCCAACAAGTACACTTGGGAACAGGCGCGGGATATCATTGAGAAGATCACCCGTTCTACGCAAAATAGTTCATCTGCTCTTGAGGATTCAAATTTTATCCAAGAGGTAAAGAGGGATGGTTATGGCGGGATCTTCCCTTTCTTGTCTCAGGTTGTCGTATCGCGGAATTTAGTGGTTAGAGATTGGCTAAAACGCGATATGAAGGGTCTATTCCTGTCGGTACTAGGATTATTGGCTTCATGTTTGGCTATCGCCGGGTTTAATGAATTACGCCGGCATTTACAAGGAACCGACAAGAAGAAAGAACTTGAAGCATCAGATCGAGTTTCACAGTTGACTACTGATATCACTGATTTGCTTTTGCCGGGCAGTGGTGTTGTGTTGGATCCCGCGGTAAGGGCGTTGACGGGTACTTATCGTGGTGGTGGTAGTTCTTTAATGATTGATCGGCCTATTTCTCAGGGATTCCAAACAGCTGCTTCTATGGTTAGAGGAATATCGGAAGGAAAAGAAATACCGGCAAATACTATTATCAATCTTATCGACTTTACTGGTCAACTAGCAGGTTTGCCGACTGGTGGCCCAGCACAATTTTCAAAAATGATTGCGAATGCAGCATCAGAAGAATCTGCCGGCGGTCCTGCCGGTGGATCATTAAAACAAGATCAACTTAAACGGGCGCCCCTTCACCGGGCTCCACCGCCAGTGAATTTACCAAAACGGACTGCAAGTCCATTACGTCAAGATAACATAAGGAGAAAGAGACAATGAAAAGAGTAATTACAGCGGTATGTGGAATAAGTTTGTTTATCGTGCTGAACGTGGCGGCCCAGGAATGGCTGCGGCCTGTTTATATTTCAAATGGGACAAATACAGTGATTACCTGGACGAACAACCTTGGTGATGTGATTCTAAGGAATTTCATCTACAAGTGTGGTATATCGAATCAAGTTTATTCTGTTGATGTTATCGGGAATGGTGCCCGTACAAATCTTACAACAGACCTTGCGCAGATGACTAATCGTATTGTTGAACAGACGGCGATTGTAGCCCGTTCAAATTCTGCGCCTAAGGATATATGGATTCCATTGGAACAGTTGGATGTGGTTCTTTTTACTTCTGATGTTACTCTGACTAATCAGGTTGATGCTGCTATAAATGCGAACAGGAACCGCGCTGTTCTTTTCCTACGAAATGCCAAATAGGTTACTGTAGGGCTCTTTCAACGGTGGCCCGGTCCACGTGGACATAGGCCCTTGTCATAGCGGTACTGGTGTGCCCGAGGATCGCTTGAACAACGATTTCAGGGATACCATATTCCCGGCATGTTGTGGCATAGGAATGGCGAAGACAATGGAAGCCGACTATACCCTGTGAATTATCGGTTATTTTGAGACTATCCAGAAACTTACTTATCCGCTTGGAAATGGCTGGCGAATCCTTTTTGTATTTATCCACAAGGATTGGCAGAAGGTATCCGGTTTGGTGTTTTATCCGGGTAAAGGTTTCATATAATGGTTGGATTATCGGTACATAAATTTCCTTTTCAACCCGCCGTTTGACTTTCTGCGGGACCAGAGTGATGATCTTTCTTTTTAAGTCAATCTGGTTCCATTGGAGTTGAACGCAATCTGCCAGTCTTAATCCAGTAAACCGGCCAATGGCGAAGAGAAGGCCGATATCTCCCCTGGCTTTCCTTGCTATGAGATTCAATTCCTTGTCGGTGAAGGGCCGGTAATGGACGCTGAGTTGGCGTTTCCGGATGATTTCAAGGAATGGGTTAGGGAGTCCTGCCGGCTGGCAGACTATCCGCCAGACCAATTTTAAGCAGTTTAGATGTTTATTCCACGTGGATCCAGTAAGTCCTTCTTCGTTCAATTCAGTCATGTATCGCTCTGCAACGATCGGTGCAATGTTATTTGTCCGGATCCCCTTACTGTCGCACCATAGGGCAAATTTACCCCATTGCTGTTCATAATGGCGCAAGGTGGCCGGTCCGCTATCCGGCCGGCGTTGGCTCTTGAGGTATAATGGCCAAAGGTGTTTTAGGGTGGAATTACGGATGTCGGTAAACGTTTCCTGTTCGATCTTGTCGGCCCGGTCCCGTAATGAGTCAATTAACTGGTTCATATCCCCTTGGATCAATGGATACATGCGTCGTTTACGTTCTGCTTCCGCTACTGTTTTCTCAGTGGTTTCCAGTGATTCGCGGAATTCCCGTTTATTGATACAGTATTTAAGCCACCAGATATTGCCACGTCGATATATGTAACCTGTTCTATTCTTCATGGTTTTATTCCTTAACAGCAGATTGCGAAAAGTGAAGTGCGATTTTGAGGGTCGCAATTGTACCCAATTGTGCCTTTTGTAAAAGTATCCTATGCCAATATGACACATAGGACATAAAAACCGGGAAACGTATTCCAACCCTGCGGTTATTGACTAAAATGAATCTTTTCTTTTCGCCGGGTTGTTCCTGAAAGTCCATTTTTATCCTTTCAATCGTTTATGAGTCTCCTGCTCTGACCAACTGAGCTATGGGCCCTAAAGTATCTAATAACAGTGACTTACATAATCTATTCTGCTCGTATCGCCTGAAAAATTGTACCCAATTGTGCCGGATGTCATAATGGTTTCTCCGATGGTGTTGATCCCGTTGATCTTGATAGATAGACTAACAGTCGGCCTATTCTGCATATTGAAACACATATATATGGTCCCAAAAGAGCACAGTATATTCTTTCTTCGTGTGTTTCTGTGCGCCAATAAGTACGATTAGGAATTGGTCGTAGGTTTTTATCGAAATAAAGTGGAGTTTCGTCCTGAACTCGTTCTTCGTAACATCCACAACCCCACAAAATAAAGGATAATCCCATGCCAATTAATAATGCAAAGAATAATATTTTCATTTCTTTCCAGATTAATTTCATGAATCCCTCATTCCTCACATGTTTCATCGGGATGGAAGCGGATGGAAAGGCCGGTTAATAAGGGGAATAGTGTTAGTTGGCTACTCACGCTGCCCTCCTTGTACGTTTCCCGGTCTTTGTCTTCCTGGTGCAGTCGTCGCCAGCGCCGGCAGCAGGGACACCCGCATGTGCAGTTGATATACGGCCGTTTTTTCTCAACTCATCCTCCACGGTCTTCAGTTTAATAGGGAAGACTAAGCTTTCCCCGCGGGTCCGGATTGCCAAGTATTCCTGGATGAACCCACGGACAAGGCCGGATGCTTCACAATTATCTTTCCTGGTCTGGGTAAAGAATTCATTCTTAATTTCATTATCGAGTCGTACCCCTAATGTATTCGCAGAATGTTTATTCATAACTGCCTCCTTCTCGCTTCTGTGTAACAGTGTCTAACAAAATGACACAAAAGGCAAGTAAAAACAGCCAGAAAAAAGATGCAGAATCTTATTGCGTTACACCACACTCTATTATACAGTGTTACACATGAAATCGAAACCGAGTCTCAAGAAGAAGACCGAAAGAATTCCAACTTCATCAAACTCTACCCCTTTTACTCACGCGATAGGTGTGCGAACCCCTATTCCTCTTTTTGAACGGTTGCAGAATCTTCTCATTGTGAAATCCAGGAAGGCTGTAAAGCGGCTGGGATTATCGGATGTTGTCATTTCAGCGTTGGCGATTGGAGTAGAGAAGTTGGAACAGGAAAACGGGATCAAGGTGACATAATGAGGGATTCCACATATGACATTATCAGGACTGCGGTGATGGTGGATGATACGGTACCGCAAGCACAGCGCCGGCAGATACTTTGTGTCTGCCGGCCCCTGCGTCTGGTTTCTCCGCTCCAGGCGGCGCGGATAGTTGGCCGGGATCGGCGGACAATCTACCGGTGGATCGCCGAAAAGAAACTTACTGTCAAGCAGACAGGTCGGCTGGTCTTGCTCAATGAAGATGAACTTCTACAACTCAAGGAGAGTGCATGAGTATCTTTACCAGTTTTATCCGTCAATTATTCGGTAGGAAGAAAGCAGAATTAAAGGGGATGAGAGCAATTGAGTCTGAAGTTGAAAAGATCAAGCAGAAACAACTCCTGAGAAGTCGTTTAGCCAGTATGATTAAAATGGAAAGTTTTAACAGTTATACAGATTTGCCAGTTAGTGGAGCATTTGGATTTAAACCCACACATAAGGGGCCGAGAGGTTTCCGGCAGTGGTGGGGTACGTAAAAAGAACGGGGGGATCCAAATATGACGGAAGGAACCAAATGCCGCTGGTGGGATGAAATCGAGTGCAAGGTTTGGTTGTGCCGATGGCGTCAATTTGCACTGTTTGAATTTGTGACGATTGTTTTATTGGTAGTGCTGATAATTGGGAGATAACAAGATGGATCTTTTTGCGACCCAGCGTGTGTCGGACACAGTTTCCACCCCTATCTTAATCGTAGGGGAGTCTGGCACACGCCCTTTTAAACCCTTAACTGATGCCGATATTTTTCCATTTGGAACACATAAAGGCAAAATCATGGAGAAAGTGCCTGCTGGATATCTTGATTAGCTTAGGAATAAGAAGCAATGGGATTGGCTGGTAGAAAAGTTTCCGGCAGTGGCTGATTACATTACCCGTAACGAAAAGGCAATTGACGATGAACTCAAAGAGCAGGGTATTATTTAAAACATCCTCCCAAAAACAGCAGGTCCCCGTGAATAAATCCACTGATCGACCAGCAGTGGACCAGGCACCAGCCGTCCGGGGATCTGCCCTATTTTTAAAACGGCGCTGGCTGGCTGGCAAGAAGAAAAAGAAGAACAAGTATCACGCAAAGAAGGCAATAGCATCGGCGGATTATCCCGAGTTGGCCGGAAAGGTATTTAGAAGCAAACTGGAACGGGATAGGGCTTGTTTCCTTGTCCGGCAAATGCGGCAAGGTCTAATCCGTAATCTGGAGTGCCAGCCGTTGATAATTCTGACTGAATCGGCAATCAAATATCACGCTGATTTTTCATACGACGAGCAATCTGCCGGCTTCCATGGATTCCATCGGTATTTCGAAGAAGTGAAGGGCAAGGAATTGTATCCATGGCTTACCATTAAACAACTCTGGCCGGAGTACGGGACCGGGATCCTAAGGGTGGTGAAGCGCAAGCGGGGCGGCGGCTTTAAGATAACAGAAGAATTAATGCGGGGGGCAATAGTAAAACACAAATGAGTTTAACGGTTGAAAAGGCAATTGAATTCCTAAAACTGTTTCCACCAACAGCCACGATACGAGGATACGAGGGTGAGATGTGTGGAATTATAATTGAAGAAGACGCAAAGCCTCAAAAATGGATAGGGGACCGAACTGAAATTGGCTATATGCACAATGATGGACTTTTAGAAGATGTCAGGGGAAGAACTAAGGGTTAAGACCCGGGAAAGTGGGTTGTATTTCATTGCAACGCAACGCATGACAAGGAAATGCGGGGAATGACGGAGAAACGCACAGCAAAGAAAGTTGAGAAAGAGACTGATGCTCAGTTTGGTGCCCAGGTGTCGTTTAGGTGTGAGCAGGAATTAAAAGACAAGGTTATCGAAGCGGCTGCCGTCTTTGATCAGGATGAATCCTGGGGATGGCGGAATTTCACAGCATTGCAATTAGGTGATAATGCGCCGGATGTTTACAAGGTAAAATTAAGTCGTATGGGGATGAGGAAATAATGAGTAGCCGGGATAAAGAAAAAGAGGGTGTGGCGGTGATGGAAAGAGCCGCGGCGATATATTCAGAAATTATTCGTAGTGGTCTTTCCGTTGATGAGGCGCTTGATATTCTTGTGCGAAAGGTAGCGGATAAAATGGATAAACAAGAATCGTCCTTACCTTTAAGCATCCGTGTTTCGAATATGAAATTTGATCTATTAACCGAGAATAGCCGGCCAAGAGAAGCGGCCATGAAGGCTGCGTATATCCTGGCGAAGTTACAATTTGCAGAAAAGGGAAAGGTTGGGGGGTAAATGTCTTACGCAAAGGTACATGATTCAATACTAGATTCATCGGTATGGGGATATGAATATCCGACACGTATTGTCTGGGTGGCCATGCTGGTCGTTAAAGATAAAAACGGGTTTGTTCATCACAGCGTGGGAACATTAGCTAAAAGGGCGAGGGTTACAAAAGAAGAATGCGCTCTAGCTATTGAACGTTTTAAGGGGCCTGACGATGATAGCCGGACTAAAGGGCCAACAAGAGATGGGCGCCGGATCGAAGAGGTTGAGGGTGGTTGGATTGTTTTAAATCATAAGATGTACCGCGAACTTGGCCGCACAGAAGAAAGGCGGGGTTATCTAGCGGAAAAACAAGCGGAACACCGGAGTAGAGTGAAGGGCGTCAACACCTGTCAACAAGTGTCAACACCGTCAACACTGTCAACCGAGTCAGATACAGATACAAAGACAAATACACTTCCCCCCCTCTTATCCCCCCCCTCAAAAATAGAGACGCCGCCGAATTTTGATGAAATCTACAAAAAACATCCATTGCTCAAGGAATTGCACACTGCAATCTGCGAGGATCTACACCGGATTGATCACGTCCAATGGGAAGTTTGCGTAAGTCGGCACAAAAAGTCTCTATTCATGAATTGGCAAAAGGCTCTCAAATACGTGATGGAACAGGCGATTCTCAAGGCACCCTTGGCGGATCCAGCCGCGTTTCTCGACTATCATTTGAGCGTCTACGAAAAGGCTAATAAATCATGGATTGAAGACCGTAAAAAGCGGTACGAAGAACGGGCGAAAGAACTACAAGAACTCGCTGATTTCCTGCGGGAAAACGCCGGTAACCTTGAAGCCGTTTCGAACGCAAAGATAAGGGCCTGTAAATACTGGGGCGCCGACTTCGTTAAACAGGCCGAAATACAGGCACAGGAAAAGGAACAGCGAAAGGAAGGAAAAGCATGAGAACAGATGAAAGAATAATTGTCGGTGTATGCGTGGTGTTGGCGTTAGTGATGGTGAACGTGTCGAGTTGTCAGGCAAAAGACAAGGACGCTTTCTACTTCGGGAAAAACGAAGTTCAGTTTTCGATGACCTCAAAGGTTGTCACTAATGAAGTGAATGAAAGTGAGTACAATATTCAAGTCAACGGCTATAGGAAGGTTGACGAATTGGGCAGGGCATGGGCGAACAACATAATCCTGTCAAGTTTTGCAATGTCTTTTACAAACATCTGTTATCAAACGAACACTATTCCGGCAGTACATTGGGTTTCCGTTAATCAAAGCGTTGTCAATCCACCAGATCCATTCCAGGAGAAGGTGACTGTAAAGTATTTTATCGTGTTGCGTGAGGATACTTACACGTTGCACGTCGGCCCGTTACAGACTGATTTTGCCGTCGTCAAGACTGTGCTTAAGCGTTGGAAAACCCGTCATGTCCAGAAATTGAACATGATTGAGCATACCGAAAAGGTGAATGAATAAGGGGAAATAATGGCATGATTACACACGCTATAGGCGTTTCCATGGCTGCTGGATGGCTGAAAAAGAAGTATCCGATTGTCATAACAGAATTAAACCATGGTGGATCTGAACAGGCCGACGCCTTGGCGTTTAACTCCGGTGAATCTTGCATGGTAGAGGTTAAAATATCACGCAGTGATTTCCTGGCCGATGCAAAGAAATGGTTTCGGCTGTATTCCGACAAAGGTGTTGGAACGTACCGTTACTATCTTTGTCCTGAAGGTTTAATCCAAACCACAGACTTGCCGCTTAATTATGGATTGTTATGGGTTGTCGGCCAACGAATCCGAGTAATGCGGAAAGCTGAAGCATTATTCAAAGAGTCTCGCACGGAGATTTCGATACTCGTTTCCCTTATCCGACGGATCGGTCAGTCGTGTCCTAAGGGAGTGAATATCAAATGTTATACCCACGGTGACGCTGGAGGAAATCCATCAAAAGAAACGGCAACGGTAAGTATAGAAGGGGAAGTATGTCCGATCAATTTAAACAAAATCCCTGGTTAAAACCATTATTACAGAAGCGTAGTCCTGATGCTCTTAGGATCCTTCTAGACCTGCTTGAAGCGGGTTTCCGGAAAGGGGAAGCATCAGCCAACGACATCCGGGATATTCAGCTTGATCAGCCGAATGTTATTGGCGGGGTATTCAAGATATTGCCGAAGTTTGGATTTATTCATACCGATAAAAGGGTAAAGACTCTTTCCAAGAAGAAACATGCCAGGCGGGTGGATGTATGGGAGATGGCAGAGCCAAGCAAGGCGCAGATGGTCATATCACACTTACGGAATATTCTAACCAGCAACAAAACAAACGCTCAACTTTCGTTTCTGTAATGAAATTAACAAGTGCCATAACACTTATAAATGATGATTGTTATATGCTCTTGAAATCATGGCCGGAGGATGCGGTCATTATGACGGATCCGCCGTATGGAGTAGGGTTCAATTATGGAGTGAATCGATCAAGGAAGATGGGACTAGTTTGGGGGAGAAAACTTGAACGCAATCGGGGTTGGCGCAAAATTCACGGAGATGAAAAACCTTTTAATCCTCAACCATTTCTTCGATTTAAAACTGTTTGTTTATGGGGTGCCAACAACTTTGCTTCACGTTTACCTGATTCCCGCGGCTGGCTGGTTTGGGATAAGGCTGGTGATATGGCTTCATGTTCTTTCGGAGATGTTGAATTAGCATGGACTTCCATTGATATGAGTACTCGGATCCATCATCAAATTTGGCGTGGTGTAGTGCGTGAAGGTGAAGAAAATGTTGCCAATGGTAACAAGTTTCATCCAGCCCAAAAACCAGTGGCCTTGTTAATGTGGACGCTTCGAACGTGCGGAATAACAAAAGACTGTCTTGTTATAGATCCATTTATGGGAAGTGGATCCATGGGGGTGGCTTGTCATCGACTCGGTTTGCCGTATCTTGGTGTTGAGATTGATCCGGAATATTACAGCATAGCCGTGGATAGATTAAAGCGGGAAACATCACAAGGACTATTCCACATGCCAGAAAATTTATCAGACAAAGCACAAGGTAGTCATTTATGAGTGAATTACCATCCATCTTTATTCTTTGCCTTACCTTACTCCATGAATCCGCGGACCAAGGGGAATGGGGGATGCGGCGGGTAGCATCAGTGATTTACTGTTCAGCTGAATCAATAGAGTCGGCGGACCTGGCCGCGGAGTGCCTTAAAAAAGGCCGGTATAAGTGCTGGACCGGCGGATCCCCGAGTGTGGCGCACATGCGGAAATGGAATTCTTATCCTGGATCCCCGGATGCCCGCGCCTATGAAATTGCCTTAAAGATAAGCAGGGAAATGGTCAGCCAAACATTCAAACCGGTGATATCTGCCCGGTATTATTGCAGGAAGGACCGGGTGCCATGGTTATGGCAACAGGTATTCATCCGTGTTGAAGTGTATCTTGACCATGTATTCTTTGATGAAAAAGCATGAATGCCATTTTAAAACCTTATTATCAGGATAATTTTACCACTATTTATCATGGTGATAGTCGGGAAATACTTCCCGAGTTATTAAATAAATCCATTGATGTTGTCATCACTGATCCAGTATGGCCCAATGCAGATAAATCTCTTTACGGTAGTGATGATCCATTTTCTGCATTTAAGAGTGTTGCCAGGTTCTTTCCTTTACTAACCCAAAGGGTCGTTGTGCAACTTGGGTGTGATTCTGATCCTAGATTTTTATCAGCTGTGCCGAGTGAGTATCATTTCTTTAGGGTTTGTTGGTTGGAATATCTACAGCCTAATTATAAAGGTCGGTTACTCTATACTGGTGATATCGCTTATGTGTTCGGCATTCCGCCGCCGGCGCGTCGGGGAGCAATGGTTCTTCCTGGTAAGTGTCTTCATAGGTCGGGTGGCCGGCCGCGTACTGGGCATCCGTGTTCTAGGCAACTATCTCATGTGCAATGGTTGGTGGGTTTCTACGCGGCTGGTTTAGTACTGGATCCGTTTATGGGGGGGGGCACAACATTAGTTGCGGCTAAAAATCACGGACTACCGAGTATTGGGATCGAAATAAATGAGAAGTATTGTGAAATATCAGCAAAACGGTTAAGTCAGGAACAATTGGATTTTACTGAAAAAGCATAAAATAGAACTGGCACAGAAAAGGGTACAGTGATATTATATCTGAAATTGTATGGAGAGTTAGAAGACAAACGGCTCAAGCGAAGCTGATGTTTTACGACCAAGGAGGCCGCATGAAGACTACAGAGTTAGATCCATCTAAACCCCTCAAAGACGGTAGAGAAGAGAATTTCGTTAAACTCCTACTGGAAGCAAAAAAGTGTGATTACGAGTGTTATATGGAAGCTGGTTTTAAGGTTAAGAATAAAACCGTTGCCCAGTCTGCTGCACCGCGGTTGTTTGGAAAGGTTAGGATTTCAGCCCGCTTGAATTGGCTCAAGCAGCAGGCCATGGACAAGACTATTGCCGGACTGATTGAGCGTAAGCAGTTTCTTACCAAAATTTTACGGGAAGTGGGTGGCCGCGAGACTTCTGATTATGTGGTTTTTGACAAGGATGGCACTGTCCGGCTTGTTTTCGACAAGGATTCTCCGAGGCAGAAGGCGATTCAGTCGGTCAAGACGCGGGTGGAGATCCGTGGTGAAGGTGAGGAAAAGCAGGAGTCGTATGTCAATGAGATCCGGTTCACGCCGTTCAGTGATGCGCTGACGGCGTGTGATCAGTTAAACAAACTGGACGGTTCTTACAAAGAAACAGCTGCACCAGGCATGGAAGCTTTTTTGGCCGGTATGCGCGGCCGGTGCCGGAACATTCTGGATGTTGCAAAAGAGAACATGCAGAAGGCAGGGTAAACCAACAACAAAGGAGTAAAAGTATGATGATAGTACGAGTAGAGCTTATTGAAGAGGCATTAGGGATGATGCCCGCAAAGCCGGAAATACATCGAGAGCATATCGCTTCTAAAGCGCCGGACGCCAAGACGCTGGAAGAAGAGGTTGCCGAATCTGGGATAGATGCTGTTGAAGATAGCCAGACAACTATATTCCCGAAAGAAAATGGTGTTCCATTCTGGTGGAATTATCAGATTAAAGGATCGTTTAAGGATGCCTGTGGAATGTTGGCCCGGGTACCTGGTACAAAATCCAAGGAGTTAAAAGCATGGCGGAAGGTAATTGATGGGATAATTTTCATATATCCCGGGAAGATCTTAATACAATTACCCAAAGATGCTGTCATAGGAAAATGCGAAAGACCTCTCCGTGCGAGTACTCCCAAAGGTGAGCGAGTATGTCTTGCTGCAAGCGAGACTATTCCGGCCGGTAGTATATTTGAATTTCAGGTAGAATGTTTAAACACTGCCCATGAGCCGATTGTAAGAGAGTGGCTTGATTATACTGCCAGGCGTGGTTATGGCCAATGGCGTAACTCTGGCAAGGGTATAGCACATTGGCGGGAGATAAAGGAATAGGAAGAGTGCAGACCAGAGGGGAAGAGGACGAGTGCAGACCAGAAGTGATTAGAAATGCCCTGAAACGGAACAGATTAGAGGGGACACGAGGCGAGTAGGACAGGATTCGCGAGGAGTTGAAGGGAGAAGGAACCGAGGGGACGCGGGATGAGGAGAAAGGGATAGGACTCGAGTGGAGACGAAGAGGAACGGAGAGGAACTGAATGGAAATGGACATGAATCGAGGTGACGGGACTCGACGAGAAGCGATGCGGAATTGACTAGATGTGAGTGGAGCTGGAGAGGAGGGGAGCTGAGCTGAAATGAAAGGGAACCAACAACAAAGGAGTAAAAGCAATGCAAGGAATGGCAAAAGTAATTGACGGTACATTTCGGGGTGCTGATAGATCGAATTTAGCAGCGCCGACAGAAGCAGCAGTGCGGCAGACGCAAGTATCACAGGAACTGGGTGAATTACAGGATTGTATTGAAGTATTAGATAAGTGTTTTAATGGCTTAGCCGATCGTCTTTCGCCTATTACGCGAATAAGTCCAGTTGGTGAAGCGGAAAAACTTCAAACAGAGGAACCTCTTGTTCCAATGGCAAGTCTTATCCGGGAAAAACGCAAGCAGATAGAGCATATCATCGGTAATGTCCAGTACGTTCTGGCAAACATCGAACTGTAATCATGGGTTTTTCAATCATAGAGAAAGACCATAAGCAGGATCCGGCGATACCCGGTGATATTGAATTTGGGAAGCATCTCAAGTTTGTGCCGGGACCGCCGAAACCAAAGACCAAGACCTGGTGGGTAGTCAACCGGTATGATGACATTCATCTGGGCTGGGTGGCGTGGTTTCCGCGCTGGCGCAAGTACTCATTCTTTGTGAAGCCGGACCGCGTATTCGAACAAGACTGCCTGCGCGATATTGCCGATTTTGTAGAGAGGAAGACAAAGGAACATAAGGAGTGAGTACAGAAAAACCAGTACCCAGCGGTTTGGTAGCATTAAGCGAGAAGTGTCCGCAGTGTCTTGGATCTGGCGTGTATAGTGTATTGGTTTATCGGAAATCTAGTCATGCCGGTGTTATAGGAAAAATAAATGTCAGAGATACAAGATATCAGGATGGGCGCTGTTCGCTTTGCGGAGGTCTTACAGTTGTTTCGAAGAATGTTAAAAATCAGTTTGAAGAAATAATGACCGGTCCAGCTGGAGTTTTAAGAGGGGTAAGTCATGAGTCAACTACAGATTAAAACAAGTTACAGCGAGGCAGATCAGATCATATTACAGCGCATTATCTTCGAGGGGACGCAAGAGCAAGATTCGGGCGACAAAATCGATCTGACAATAGAAGCCAAAGTGATTGATCTTCGAGAGAAGGGATTGCGCGACGCATTAATCAAACTTGGCTGGACTCCACCAAAGGTAAAGAAGAGATCATGCAAGGAGTGCATTCATGATTCCCTGAAAACCTTTAACCAATATAAATGGACTGGTAAGAGACATAAGGTTTGTGTGAATTGGCGGGGAGTAACATCATGATTGCAGCCACAAACTTTCCTGAGCGGTTTTCGGATAGATTACAGAGTATTATTTCGCGGATAATAGGCAATCCGTGTAGTGATATTGCGATACGGTTGGTACCGTATCTTCATTCGCGCCGGGAATTCATCATTACCGAGAAACCATGGCATACAAGTTATCATTTCAACGTTCAGAATGGCGGTCCTGAATGGATCCCGGCCGGCGAACCCATAACACTCTATTTCTGGCGTGGCCATACGTTCTGTTTTTGGAAAGGGAAATGCACAAGCATTACTGACAGTATAGAGCCAGGATTATTCGATCGGTACGACTGGGATATGAGTAAGTATCCATCTGTCTTTGATAAACCATTAAAGAAAGAGGCTCAAAGGATTCTAGGACTCTGGAAATGGACGGTAGGTAAGAAATGACTGAATTCCCTACATTATTCTGCGGCGATATGGTCCGGGCGATACAGGAAGACAGGAAGACAAAGACCAGGCGGCTTCTGACTTGGCGCAATTCTTTAGTTGATGGATGCAGGAATAAGAAACTGTTTCTGTCTTTAGACTGGTCTTCTTTGGATATATTTGTTGATGGTGGTCCTTCGCCGGCAGGGAATCCCGGTCCATATCTGCATGTGCCTCATAAGACTGATGGAACTACACACAGAGTCTATCCACAATGGCAGAAGGATGATCGCCTATGGGTGAAGGAAACATTTTTCAGACTACTACAATTCAGCCGGAAAGAGAAAAAGTTTCTTCCTGTTGTATCAAATATAAAAACAGTCAGATATGCCGCCGATAATCCTTTCTTTTCTTATAATCCCGGCGAATTCGGATACAAGAAAACTTCTTCAATCTTCATGCCACGTTGGGCGAGTCGAATCAATCTCACCGTAAAGAGCATCCGGGTTGAACGGGTACAGGAGATTACAGATGAAGACGCGAAGGCGGAGGGAATGAAGAATATGCCATACATGCTTCCGTCTGATAAAGAACCGCCTAAGTTCGGAGAACCAATCTGTCTTTGGCGATACAGAGAACTTTGGGACATCATCAACGGCAAGAAAGAAGGTTGTGCGTGGAATGATAATCCCTGGGTGTGGGTGATCGAGTTTAATAAGGAGAAATAATATGTTCACAATAACGATAGTTGAGAGCAAGGAAGTTAAAAAGACACTCCCAAAAGTGTGGGCAAAGATAGGGCAGGAAGAAAATAAGAGTGTTTTTAACGATGAAAGAGTCTGGGTTTCTGACAAGATGGGATATACCCCGGAAACTGAAACGCTGGTTACGGATACCAAGAAACTTTATGAACAGACAGTCGACCAGCTGGATCTGAGGGCGGTTATCGCAACGATTAATAAGATAATATAGGTAATAATTATGCCTCTAAAAATAGCGACTGGCAATATGTATCCATGGGTAACGCATACTCATACACACCTGGGCGGTGAATGTCCTCATAGGTGTGTGTATTGTTATGTCGATCATCCACGGTTCGGCAGAGCAGAAAGGTATCAGGGGCAGATTCGGATCATTCCAGATGAAATGAAGGTTAAGTACGACGAAAAGACTCTACGAAAAGACGGAGGACAGTATCCGGGAACTATCTTTATTGTACACATGGGCGACTTAATGGCAGAAGAAGTGCCAGATTATTTTATAGAGGAAATACTTAAACATTGTCGATGGTTTCCGGAAAATACATATGTATTCCAGACAAAGAATCCTACTCGATTTCATTGTCGTAAATTTCGTTGGCCGGAGAAATCAATCTTTGGAACAACAATTGAAACAAATCGAGAGGATTGTTTAAGTAATGCACCATCCCGTTTTTCCCGGATGCTGGCTATGGAGAACTTGCAAGGTATCCCGCAGTATGGAGAAACTGCATTAACTATTGGACCGGCAAGGAAGTTTGTAACTATTGAACCTGTCCTTGATTTTGATGTCGGTATCCTGTCCGACTGGATCTGCAGGATCAATCCTGAATTCCTTAATCTGGGTGCTGATAGTAAAAACCACAATCTTCCAGAGCCGACGGTAGAGAAGATCCAGCAACTCGTAGATGAGTTAAAGAAGAACGGGATAGAACTACGCGAGAAACATAATCTGCAGAGGTTAAAGAAGAAATGAGTGTTGAATTTCCTATCTCTGGTTTGCCGTGTGATGCTCAATGTAGAGGGTGCAGATTTTACCTACTCAATGAGTCAGTAATAGAAGAGAGGATAATTATTTTTGGAAAGGGTTTATGCAGAAGATTTCCCAAATATGAACTTCGGCGGTATTTTGATGTTTGCGGAGAATGGTTGGCAAAGAAATGAGTTTAACGAAATTATGTCCAGTCTGTCACAGGTTTAAGTTGCCTGATAAATTCAATAAAAGCAAGGTATGGATAGATGGACTCCAACCTGTCTGTAAAAAATGTAAGCAAAAAATAAGAAAGTCGAGGAATAAGGTAATTTATGAATCGGCGTAATTTCTTAAAACTTCTAGGTGGATCCGCGGTTGCTGCGGTTGTGGCGCCGGCGCTTCCGGCGCCGGATCCATTTATAATGGGCCGGATAGAAAGTTTTCGATTCATTGTTACTAATGATCTAACCAGACCAACCAGAGAAGAGCTGAAGAGAATTATCCGGAAATTACGCGATAATCAAGAGTTGTGTTCTTTTGTTCCAATAACGGTGTATGAAAAGCAGACAAGATCCATGTCTATCTGATTTGGCGTGTCATCTCCTGGCGTTGAATAAGAGGCCGATGACGATTAAGGCGTTATATCGGAGAATGTTGAAGCGTGGGGCTGTATTCACGGGTAATGCCATTAAGACATTGCCTGTACTCCTGATTCAATCCGGGTTGTGCCGGTGTGTTGGTTATACGCAGGATGGCACAAAAAAAGGGCTCTGGGTGGTGCCTGGTGCGCTTAAACAAGCGGATCTTACACCAGTTGAAGAGATGCTGCTGGGTGTTATGGAACCGACCGCAAAACAAAGGAAGTTGCAGGAATTCTTAAAAGTGGCGTTAGGAAGAACATGATACCGGACCAAGATAAAATAGGTTTTTTTCGAAAATTAAAACTCAAATTACGCAAGTTCTTCCGGCTTGGGAAATATTGTTGTAATTGTGGTTGGCGTGAGAATTGTTCATTTCGCGAAAACGCACAGAAGGAAGACTGGTATGTTGAGTGTTTATTATGGCGGCCGATGAGAAAAGATTGAATACCACACATGATAAGGATCGGGAGTACCGGCAAAGGTTTGCGACCTCTTGGTTGATCGTGGTGACAAGAGGATTGTAGGCGAGACACCGCTTATTACAAAGCAGAAGTGCCACGAGGAGAAACCGGTCCCAGCCTTCGGGCTGACATATTGGCGGGGAGTGCGCTTCCCCGCCGCTTATAAAAGAAGAACATGAATACGGCCATACAGGAAGATATCAGTAAGTTGTCGATCGAAGAGATACAACAGAAGTGCATGGATCCATGGTGGCGGATTTGTAACCTCTATTACATTATCAATAAGGCTGGTTTAAAGGTCCGGTTCTGCCCGAATCATGTACAGGTGGAGCTTTATTTCAGCACACACAACAGGAATATCATACCTAAAGCCAGGCAGCACGGTGTTACCACTATGGTTGCCATTATTGCAGTGGACTTTATAATGTTTACCAAGAATGTCCGTGTCGGCATAATTGCACATACGCGGGATGATGCTACTGTAATATTCAGGGACAAGATAAAATTTGCTTACGATAACCTGCCGGATGTTCTTCGGGCGCTCAATCCGGCAACAAAGAATGATGCCGGCGAACTACTGCTTTCAAACAACAGCGGCGTCAGGGTGGGTACGTCATTCCGTTCATCCACGGCCCAACTTGTACATGTAACGGAATTCGGGTTTATCTGTGCCCGTTATCCCAAGAAGGCGCGGGAGATTCTTACTGGATCCCTGCCAGCCGTTCCCATGGATGGTCAAATATGGCTGGAAGGTACCGCGGAAGGGCGGGAAGGTGCTTTCTACACGATGACCGACGAGGCAAAGCATCTGGCGGCAAGTAAAGTCAAACTCTCTGAATTGCAGTACAAACTGATGTTCTTCGCTTGGTGGCGGAATCCTGAATATGTGATGGATCCGGCTAAGGTGCGGATTCCGGAGCGACTGGCTGAATATTTCTTTGCATTACTGGACCGGCATAAGATCAAACTCAATAAAGAACAGATGGCCTGGTATACGGCAAACGAGAATACGCTGGGTGATGACATGAAAAGCCAGTATCCCTCAACCATAGAAGAGGCTTTTGAGGTAACCATTGAAGGGGCTTATTACAAGAAGCAGATGGACAAGGTATATGGTGAAGAACGGATCCGGGACCTGCCGTGGATCCCATCAATCAAAGTGGATACCTATTGGGATATTGGTTATGACGATTCAACGGCAATATGGTTCGTGCAGAAGGTAGGCCGGTGGCGTCATCATATCGATTATTATGAAAATTCTGGAGAAGGGCTTGAACATTACAAGGATGTGCTTGTCAAGAAGGGGTATAAGTATGGCGTTTTTATCGGGCCGCATGATTTAAAAGACCATGAATGGACAAGCGGAACAACCATACGCGAAACTGCCGCCACGGAATATGGCATAAAATTCGATCTGGCGCCGGATGTGTCGGTCCAGGATGGGATTGAAGCGGTCCGGCGGATGCTCCCGCATTGTGTATTTGATGCGGCTAAGTGTGAGCCCGGGATAAAGGCGCTGTGTGCGTACCGCAAGGAATGGGATGCTGATGATGGGGTCTGGAAGAGCCAGCCTAATCACGACTGGACCTCACATTGCGCTGATGCAGCACGGTATGAAGCGCTGTCATGCGGTATAAGAAGTCATGGACCGGGATCCGGCTCAAAGGTTGAGCGTGGCGTTGTTCGCGGATAAAACAGGTACAGGAAAGGGAACATTATGGATGACAAGAAAGAGACGCCGGCGGAGCAATCCGGCAGGCTGTTGGAACATTTATTAAGCAAGGTACCGCGTAGGGTTCTTGCACAGGTGGAAAGGTCCTGTCTTGAACAGATTATTGCACGGGAAGGCAGGCCGCCAACAAAAGAGGACATTGTACGTCATTCTGTTGCCAGGTTAGATCCGCGGGATCCGGACCACTGGGTAATGTGGGAATGGAAGAACAGGCCGATAGTGATAGCCAAAAAATTCTTTGCCGGGATCTGGAAAGTCGAAAAGGTGAAATTTCCATCATGAAGATTGAACGTCCTGAAACTGTTGTTGCTGATGATAGGCAGAAGACGGTGCGTTTATTCTGGCCGGAGCTGGAACAATCCGGCGAGTTTGTGATGTATGGCGGCGTGTCGTGGCCTACCGGAGAAGAGGGGAACACCATTGACGATGTGCATGGTTACGCGGTCCTGCTCGGCATGGATACGAACACCAGGATAAATTATGTCTTTGAAGAGTTAAGGTTTGACGGCGTACAGCCTATCATGGATCCGGAATTAAAAACAGCTTCCACCGGCTGCGCCGCATGGTTCTCGCAGTGCTGGACCTCATACATGGCGCGGACGTACTTCCATGATCATCCCGAAGATTTACAGATGAAGTTCGGAGTACAGGTTTATAACTGTGAGCTTATTCAGCCGAAGCCGTGGTTCGTGCGGGTACATAAAGAAAAGGATAAGCAATGGATGCAGTCGATCTATGAATTCATTAATCAGGGGTTATTGAAATATCGGCAAGATTTTCAATTATACCGGGAGCTTCAGTTACTGGAAGTGAACTTACGCTTGACACCTGCGACAAAAGCGCTGGCCGCGGCATTGGCCGGCGTGAGTCGTAATCCATGGAGGCGCCGTAATGAGTGACAAGGATAGAGATATTCTGCCGGACAAAAGTAATTATTGTGATTGCGGCCGGTGCAGATATGAAACAATCGCAACTGAAAGTGTTACGAAGATGCCGTGTTACTTATGTAAACCGACAGTAGACGGCGGCTCGAAGTGGAAAATAAAGAAATCAGGGGCAAAGAAGAGATGACTGGTAGCGAACGCATGGTGTTGGTTCTTGGATGGCATCGTGTTCGTTGTTGAATACTGGTATCTGGTTTTAGGTGCGGTGATTTTTGTGTGGTTGGCGAAAACTGCGATAGAGAAAGGATGGTGGGTGTGATGAATATAATTATGTCATTCAGACAATTAACAAATATTTGCTATTTTAACTCCGTTTGCATCTGCAATCATCCCCAAAAGAAACCAGACAGAAGGGGCGATTTGAGTTGTTGGGATGAAAAGGGATGTCCTATATGGAAAAAATGTAAAAAGCCAAACATCAACGCAAGAATCAAATTATCGAAAACATTGCAGACGATTAAAGCCGAAATAGACTGGCTCGACCCGATGCACGATAATATGAAAACTTTAGAGAGATTGGTTGATAAAGCCATAAGAGAAGAAGGGGAAATAAAATGAATGACTACATCTGTTTTTTGATAACTATATTTTACGAGTCAGACGGTACACTGATAAAATGTGCTTTGAAATGTAAACGTGACGCGATGGATGGAGATTGGGTTGAATACCCAATGGAAGACGAAAATAAAGATCGTATATGGAAACTGTTACCCGCTCATGTTCGGAACTGTGGAAGAATTTGTGAAGTGGAAAAAATATTTGAGATTCATACCGTGTCGGAAATAAAGGGAGATAGGGAATGAAACGAAAATGGAGACTTGAAATTAGAAAGACTTGGCGGTGGTGGCATAAAGGAAATGCCTGTATGCACCGGATAGAATTTTCATCAAGCATGAAAGATAATTATGAAGTATATAGACACGTTAATAAACAATATGGGGAGCCAAAACTCGTCGCCATTTGCCGAACACTTTTAGAGGCAGAAGAAAAAGCAGAACAAGATTTTCAGGAATGGCTGAATTGAAGGGGCAACAATGAGACTACTGGCAAGGGGGTTGAAATGAAATGGACAGATAAAAAGAGACTTGATGCCTTACAAAAAATGGCTTTGCAAGATGGAAGAATGATATGTCGATGGTCGTCAACGGGTAGAGGTTGGAGACTTCACGAAACAACGAGTCATGAAGGGGCCGTTAAAGATATTAGGCAAGCGATTGACAACTTTCTAAATGCAAATTGGAGATGGAAGAAATGAGACTACTGGCGATACTGCTAATGGCGGTGATGTGTGGGTGTGCGCAAAAGGAAAATGAAGCGTTGTGGGTTGAAACTACTTACGAGATGACTGAAATAAACCGAATAACTGGCGCACAAACAATACGTCATGTCGAATTTAAGTTAGGGAATGATGGCAATGTTAAGTGGCGGTTGGGAAAGGTTGTGGAGAAATGAGAATCATAATCATACTACTGATGGCGGTGATGGAATGAAAACAACAATTCAAGATAAAGTATTAAGTGATATTATTTTAGAACGAAAGCGTCAAGATGAAAAATGGGGAATACAAAATCACGATCATTTTACTTGGCTTTCTATTCTAGGCGAAGAATACGGAGAATCTCAAAAGGCGGCATTGGAAAATCGTTTCGGCAACAAATCGGGTGATGATTACCGAAAGGAATTGATTGAGACTGCGGCGGTTGCATTGGCCGCGGTTGAATGTTACGACAGGCATACTTCCGGTGGTGTTTATCTTGCTGGCCCTATCCGTAATTGTTCTTCTTTTGAGGTTCATAATTGGAGAGTTGAAGCGGCTAAACTTCTTCATTGTTCTGTTATCAATCCAGCCCTAGCTAGAGATTTTTCCCAAACAGCGTGTACTGACTGCATGAATGAAATAGTAAACCCCGACAAAAACGACATAGATTCCTGTGCGGTTCTATTGGCTAATTGTTGGCAGATAAGTGTTGGAACATCAATGGAAATTCTCTATGCGTGGGAGCGCGGGAAATTGATTATCTGCATTGTGCCAGAAGAAAAACTTTTATCTGCATGGACTATCGCTCACGCCCATAAATTGTTTCACACATTAGAAGATGCTTGCAATTACATAAACACAATCGGGAGATAACATGAGAATCATAATCATACTACTGGCAATGGCACTACTGGCAATGGTGGTAACGGCACAGGGGCAGACGACGTTTAGCAATAATGTTCATGAGGCGGTATCAAGTAATAATTGCACCACAATAGAGCGTCTTTCAAAACAAACGATTAAACAGTCCATCAGCCAATTACGGGCAGTCGCCAAAAGTGACACACAGGCGATACTGAAAAATTTTGTGATGACGTATACACTAATAGATGTTGTCGAAGAATTAAACGGGATTGTCGAGGAACAGAACAAGAAGATCACCGACCTTGATCGAAAAATCGAGGCGTTGAAAGTACCGGAGATACAACCATCCACAAACTCATGGATATTTCCCCTGATAAACGACAAGGGCGAAACAAATAATATCGTGATACCGGAATCAATGTTTAAGAGCAGATTGATTTTACTCAACAGCAACGCGAAGAAGGTATAATGACATTCCTTAAAAACAACTGGACGGTAATCGTATTTGTCTTGCTGACTCTGGCGTACTGGACGTTGATGTTAATGGTAGGAATCAAATGAACGAGAAAACCTGTTCAACTTGCGCTGAGATAAACGGTGACATCAAGGTTGTGTGCAAGTTATTTCAGGAAGGCAAGTGTAAGAATTACAGTCAGTGGAAAAAGATGGAGGGGAAAAGTGAGCACACGATACATGACAACGGAACAGCGACAGAATAAAAACTGCAAACGGCACATCTGCTCGCGGTGTGGTGCGACGTTCACCTGTAAGACAAAGTGCTGGTGGCACATGGACAATGAATGTCCAAAGCGACCACTTGAATCAAAAAAGATGGAGGGGAAATGATTACATTATCGTTCTGGCAGTGGATAAGTCTTAGTCTTTCGCTTGTTTTGTGGGGTGCGGTAATTGTATATTATACTCTACTACCGCATCTTCTTAAATATAAGAGTTTAAAGGTTGAATTAGAGCGTTTACGGATCGAGCGCGACCGCTATCTTCTTAAATATAAGAGTTTAAAGGTTGAATTAGAGCGTTTACGGATCGAGCGCGACCGCTGGATATATTTTGCTACGGAACATGGTTATCAATTTTTTTTCTGTCCGGACTGTTCACATCCGATAATACGCGGCGGTTTTGATGAGGGTGGTGTCTGCTTCTGCGGATCCTGTGATGCAGTGTTTCATGTAGAGTTGGCCGGCAGGATGAAATCAGGAGAAACGGAATATAAGCTGACGTACCTGGGTGATGTCACAGAATTAGATGTGAATATCATTAAAAACGCCTTTATTTCCGCCAAGAAATGAAGTTTTAAGGATTTGGCGTTGACACCTGTTGACTCTGTGCCTTTTACTGTGCCATAATATTCCCATTATGAGATAGGAAGTTTAATACAGATTAGTTAAGGATCAGTTATGCCTACAGATTTAATAGTTTATCAGTGACAGTTTCGGCAGGCGCTGGGAGTAGCTACCCAGCGTGAGCGTTTTCGAGAAAAGACCGTATGGGGCCATACACTCATACGGTCTTTTCTTTTGCCGAGAAGGAGAATTATGGGGGCACCAAATTATTTACCGCCAGCGATAAAGAAAGCCAGGCAGAAGCCCGGCGGAAGTAATGCCGGTAAGTATAGAGGTGTCCCGTCAAATGAATTTGCGGGACCGGCCGGCGGAGCGCCGGCGGGTACATTCCCCATTGACACGGCGAAACATGCCAGGGCTGCGATCGCGCTTGCACACAATGCGCCAAATCCGGCAGCCATAAAGAACAAGGCCCGGAGAAAACTACAAAGGATCAAAGCAGGACTACAGGGAGCATAATGGCTAACATTTCTCCAAATAATGCGACTGGTACACTTGCAGAATTCCTGAAAGCACTGTTTGATGATTTCAAAAAGAACCGGTCCGCGCTTGAAGAGAAGTGGAACAAGAACCGGGAAGCTTTCCGTTGTATTTCATCCGGTAAGGCATGGAAGAGTGAAGAGGCTGAAGGCTGGCGGAGTAATACCTTCATCGGCATTATCAAGCAGAAGGTCATTGTAGCGTACTCTCTTATCGTTGATACACTTCTTGCCGGCGGCAAGATTCCATTCATGCTCAAACCTGACGAGGATTCCATTAATCAACCTGACGAGGTTCTACAGGCGATAAACGCCGATATTGAAAAAATGTCCAAGCGGATTGAGTGCCAACTGGAAAAGACTCACGCGGACCGGTCGTTTATGCAGAATCTTCTCTCCGCGGCCATTTATGGCGAAACGTATGCCAAACGGGAAGTGATGGAGATTACCAAGGAACAATTTAAGAAAATCACTACCGACGGCGAGGGCACTGAGCTGGAACCCGGAGCGGCCATTTTTGAGTTAAGCAGCGAATCCATGAATGTCCCCGGCTGGGGTTACCGGTCTGTGTGGAACATTTTCAGGGATATTGAAGAGGATGATCCACGTAAGGGGATCGGCTGGTTTGATTATGACATGGTTTCCGCGCACTGGCTGCGGAAGAAAATGGGCAAGGCTTTTTACATTGATGAAAACATTAAGAGCGTCATTTCTGAAATTGATAATAAGACCAAGATGGATAAAACGAGTCAGCCGACAGATGCTGAGTCACTGCCGCCTAAATTACGCGAGATAGCACACCGCCAGAAAACCATTGAATACCGTGAATTCATGGGGCGTGTACCACGCGAAACGGCGGTTTCCATGGAGAAAGATCTTGTTTCAATGGGACTTGACCTGGCTGATTTCATGATGCCTGGTGTCGATATCAGCCAGGAGAATGAGGATCCTGATGGTCCTGATGCCGGAGATGATATTGAAATCATGTGTTGTCTGGCCGGCGATAAGGTTGTGCGGTATGCCCGGACGCGGGAACGTGATCGCGCTTTGCACCGGGCGGTATGGGAAATGGCGTTAGATGAGGTAGTTGCAGTTGGTGTGCCTGACAATCTTGAACACATTCAGCGTGTGCTTAACGGCGCGGTCCGCGCCTTTGAGGACAATAAGAAACTTTCCGCCAATGTAATGTCCGCCATGGTTGAGCAATATATTTTAGATCCGGAAGAAGCAAAGAAATGGAAACCGGGCCTTAATGTTCCACTTAATGGTAATTGTGATGATGCTCGAAAAGCCATTAGTCAGATTATCATACAGGATGTCGGCCAATCCCTATTATCCTTGATTGAAAAGATTGAGCAGTATTCAGAAGAAGAATCCATGTTGCCCAAGATTTCACAGGGGATATCCGAGAATCCGGATCAAACAGCATATTCGATCGCGCAACAGATTGAAAAGGCCGGCAAGTATATTGGCGGTGTCATTAAGAACATCGATGAAGGTCTGATTGAGCCCATGCTTCAGTGGTATTATGAATATAACATGCTGGATCCGGCCGTAACCGAGGGGAAGGGCAACTATTCTGTTCAAGCGCTGGGTTTTTCGTCATTCCAGGACCGTTATATCAAACTGGGCAAGATCATGCAGTTTATGTCCATGGTGCTTAATTCCCCGGAACTTGCGTCATGGGTCAAGATCCAATGGCTTATCAAGGAACTGGCCAAGGGACTTGATTTGGATCCGGATCAAGCCATGAAAACCCTGGCCGAGAAACAGACGGAAGACGCGGCCCGCGCTGAATTAGAGAAACAGACGGTAGCGAGTAAGACGGCGCCGGTAAATCCCCAGGCGGAAGAGGCCAAGACAGAAGAAGTCAAAGCAAAGGCACGTAAGGCTGATGCCGAAGCCGTTGCGAAGACAATTGAAGCTGATATCAAACTTTCAAAAGCGGAGTTAGAGACGGTAACCGGCGGATCAAAGCCGGCGCCGGTAAAACAGGAAGCGGTAGGCAAGGCAGCATGATAGACGCAGGTACATTAAAAAGGATTCTGAAAGAGGATGAATTAATATTGTTATCCCGGGCCGAGGAAGTCGGCGCGGTTAAAGTGATCGTGAAAGTTATCAGCGCCATTCGGGACAGCGACCGATCGATGAATGAGTCACAACCCAAAAGAGATGATAATGATCTTAAAAATGACTGGGTATTTAAGGCCGGTGGGATTTCCCGGCTAAACGATGTTCTGTCACTTCCGCAGGTGGCGGCAAACATAATCAAAAAGTAGGTGCGGACCAGGAGGACAGCAAAATGAAGAGAATGTATAAAGCGATATGTATGGTAGTGATGTTTACGGCCAGCGTTTGTCTCGCGGTGGATATGCCCGGTGATTACAACTATACCGGCGAAGTTAACATTGATACCGGTGGAAAGTTGAAGCTTAAAAACACCGAAGTTACAACGACAGCTGCGGAACTTAATCAATTGGATGGGAATGGTTTTAAAAGCAGCGTGACAGTTACCGGTGATGTTACCGTCGTTAATGGAACAAATAAGATTGTTCGACAAACATCAACCGTAACGGGGTTCAGTGGCGCGGGTCTTGCCGATTTACCAAAGAGTTCTTTCACGTTTATGGATGATTTCTATACGGTAATAACTTCTACAAACGTAACTGAATCTACGGCTCTTTTGGTTCCATGGAAATACACTGGCGACACTGCGGATAGCGTAGCAAAAACCGTGGGCGCGACAGCGGGTGGAATACTGACATTCCTTACGGGTTCCACGGACAACAACGAAGCGTATATGCAGTATGGGCCGCTAGGTACTGAGGGTTCATTTGTTATTACATCCAATGGCGCAAAGAAAGTATGGTTTGAGGCCAGGATATTAGCGGCTCCACAGGCGCATGAAGGTGGTTTTTTTGTCGGGTTGGCTGACCCCGGTTCATCTGCGGCAAATTTCCTTGTCGATGATTCCGGTATTGTTGACACGAACAAGAACTTCATGGGGTTCTGGATTGGAACATCATCCAGTAATGCTTATTACGAGTTTACTTGTAATAAAGCAGATGCGGCTGCGGCTGTTTCCGACATACAGATTGTTACCAATACGGCTGCAACATACGTGCGTCTTGGCTTTATGTTCGATGGCGTTAGAACAACCACAGTGTACGCTGATGGAACTGCGAAGAGTAGGGTACATACCAACAACGCGGTATCTTACCCGAACGCAGTTGTAATGAGTCCTATCATTGCCATAAAGACCGGACTGGCGAGTACCATCAATACAGGCAAGGTTGACTACATCCGGATCCAACAGGAACGGTAAATAAGAAATAACTGAAAAGAATAAAGGAGATCAGTCATGACAGAAGAAAATAAAGAGCAACCTACTCCCGCAACATCAAGTCAAGGACTATCCGGCGCCCAGCCACCAGTCACTCCACCTTCTATACCGGCCGACAAGAAGCCGGACAAGAAGCCGGACAAGAAGCCAGAGAATACCAAGCAGGCCGCCAAGCCGGCAAAGATGTCTCTTGAAGGCCGTGTAATCGCACTTGAGCGGGAAGTTGCCGAGTTAAGAGAACTTGCCGGGAAGTTAAAACAGCATTTCCCGGGAGTTGTGTAAACGATTGAGTATAGAAGTCCAGTAATAAGGAGTTAAACCATGACAGAGCCAGAAGACACCAACACCGAGAAGAGTGTGCAAGTCACAGAGCAAACGCCAGAAATGGATGAAAAGAATCTTAACGCCGGTTTTGATGGCGCCGCCGAGGAAAACGATAACACTGCAAAGGCTGATAAAGCGGCCGATGACAAGGAACAAAAGGCGGGATTCAAGGCTGGTGCAGCCGGCGCAACCAGTGCAGAAGAAGTGGATCCCGGGGAAAAAGATACAACGGTGCCGGATGATGGAAAAGAAAAGGCCGGCGCGGAAACCGGGAAAGAAACTGCCACAGCGGTCCCAGAAGACGCGGAGAAATTCTGGGGTAAACTTACCGGGATCCGGCCGGATGCGCGGGTTATTGCGGTCAGTCAGCCTTTCAAGGACTGGCTAGCAAAACAACCTGCAGATGTGCAGGAAAAAGCCAACCGCATGGATGTTGATGATGCCCGCTGGGTGCTGGCAGCCTGGGATGACGCCCAGACCGGTAAAGAAACCAGTTCCGCTGCCGATAAAACAGGCACAGAAACAGGCGCAAAGACTGAACTTGCTGCCGTTGATCTGACACAGGATCCGGCAGCCATTGTAAAGGCGCTGGGTATTGATCAGCTTAAGGTGGCGAACGTCAATGAGGGGGTTAAGGGGGATTGGACTATGGCGCAGTTTGCAGAACAGTATCCGGACCTTGTGCCGGCTATTGTCGCTATTGTTCAACACATGGCGGGGAAGGCTTCTCCTAAGTTTGATCTTAACGGGGATCCGGTTGTTACGGGACTCAAGAATACGATGTCTGCCATACAATACTGGGATGATGTTCGGGATACCTATCCTGACGGCAAGACCATAGCAAGAAGTGCGGATTTCATTAACTGGTTACCAAAACAGCCGACAAGCGTACAGAAATGGGCGAAGAGCGGGGATCCGGCTGATATGGTGACTCTTATCAAGTCGTACAAGGACGAGAAGAGCCGGACGGCTACTGAGAAGGTGAAACAGGATAAAACTGCCGACAAGAAAAAAATCGACGGTTTACATTCTGAAACATTGCGGACCGGCGCGAAGACCGCACCGGGCCAGGCGCAAGTTCAGGACGAGAACGATCTTAACGCCGGTTTTGATGCAGCTGGCGAACCAGCTGCGTAGGTGATTGTAATATTATGGGTAATCGCGGAGTACATATAGTTAACAGGGAATTGAGTACGAGCGCACTGAATTTGCCGGAAGGTGAGGAACTTTCGCCGGTGCATTGTTCAATTCTCAACTGTGGTAAGTTGTTGTGCAAGGCAAGGGTGCAGCCTGGTTCAACAATTGAAATCAAATGCACCAAGTGCAAAGCTATTCAGAAAATAGCGTTTTTATAACGAAACAAGGTTGTCGACAACCGCCAGAAGGCCATCAGAGCCTCAGAGCAAGTGTGAGACGACACAAAGCTAAGGAGGCTCTGAAATGTCAAATCTCAACACTTATGGCGATATATCGCCGAGAACCGCAGGATTCGCAGTCAGGAAGTTGCTGGATCGTATGCAGCCGTTGCTTGTAACAGAACGGTTTGGGGTAGTGGATCCACAACCGAAGAACGCGACAAAAACAAGGAAATGGCGCCGTTATGAAGCGCTGGCAAGGGCAACAGCCCCGTTAGCGGAAGGCGTTCCGCCGGTCGGCCAGAAACTGACATACACCGATGTTACAGCGACGCTGGAACAGTACGGTGATGCTGTCGAGTTGACGGATGTCATTCTCGACACACATGAAGATCCTATACTGAATGAGAGTATTGATCTTTGTAAGGAACAGGCCGTTGAATCCATTGAAGTCGTGCGGTTTGCAGTCCTGAAGGCCGGTACAAACGTGCAATATGCTACCGGTGCGACTACTCGCGCCACGGTTGACGCCAAGATAGACCGTGGAATGTTAAGGAAGATCCAGCGCGGATTTAAGCGCAACAGGGCTAGACCGATATCCACGATCATCAAGGCCAGTGCATTGGTAAGCACGGCACCCGTTGCCCCGGCGTTCTTTGTCGTTGGGCATACGGATCTTGAAAGTGATATCCGCGGCATAACCGGTTTTGTGCCGGTTGATCAGTATTCCAACAGCGATAAGGGGCTTCCGGGTGAAATCGGTAAGGTAGAATCCTTCCGGTTCATTCTGACGGATCTCCTGGAATCATGGCAGGCTGCCGGTGTAGCGGGAACAACGTATCTTTCCGGTGGCGCCGCAGTTACGACTAATACTGCTTGCGACGTTTATCCTGTGCTCTTCTTCGCACAGAACGCTTACGGAATCGTGCCCCTGCAGGGTGCGAAAGCCATCATTCCCGCGGTAGTCAATCCGAAACCTTCTTCTGGCGATCCGTGCGGCCAGAAAGGTTGGGTGTCTTGGAAGACATACCAGGCAACGGCCATTCTACAACAGTTGTTCATGTGCCGTGGCGAAGTTGCTGCAACAGCCAACCCGACATAAGGAGAGGCAAGAATAGTTGAATAATACCCCGGCTCAAGGTGGGCCGGGGGTTCAAACGTGAATAAATAGCAGGAGGTAAAGAACATGTTAATATCAGGTACATTTAATGGAACCGCAGCCGCGGTTTATATCTGCATTGGGTTTCTGCCCGACTTCGTGAAGTTGATGGCTATTGGTGATTCAACTCACTATGGCGAGTTGCTTTGGGATATCAACGACCGAATCGCCGCCGCATCAGAAGGCTTTACGATTGTGACAGGTACAACGTATCGCCAGATTGATGCACTGGCAGCAACTGAAGGTTGTTCGCAGTATGAAGGCGGCGATAGCCTTACAGCCACTAACCAGACGTCGGTAAGTTACGGCGAGGGCGTGTATCTTGCTGAAGATCCCGTCAAGGATTACTCCAAGAACGCATCATACGGTTATACCAGTAATCCGATCGATACATGGACGCTGGATACATCAGCGGCTCGGACAGGGCATTTCAATGATGACTGTCTGACGAGTGTGTCACGTATTGGCGCCGGCAGCCGGATTCTTATTAAAGAATCGTCTTCTGGTCAAAAGAAGTGGGCATACATAGAAGTGCTTACGGCCGGGCAGGGTATTTCAGCGGACGAAGTAACACTCTCCCGAGCACTTACAAGTGGAACAATCCAGTTCATAGGCGGCAAGTATTCATTCAGTCCTATGGCGCTTGGATCGGTAACTCCCGCCGGATTCAAGATCAGTGATACCACGGTGGTCAACGAGAACAACTCAATGATCAGGTTCATTGCCGGGACCTACGACAACCGGTCATAAGTGAAGTAAATAAACCCGGGAAGCCAGTCTTCCATGGCTGGCTTCCTTTTTTGCAGTAAACAGGTACAGAAACAGGCACAAACAAGTAAATGGAGGTAGTAAGATGAGTAACAGCCAAGAGCCCAGAAATAATGACGGCCAAGAGCTTGCAGGAGTAATTCTGACAGCCAGTAAAGAACCGTTTAAAACGGCCAATACTGCCCAGGCGGAATTGACAAGGAAAAACCTGAAGGATAGTCATGAAGTTATTCCATACGGGACTGGTTTTGCAATCAGTCCGAAAGGTCCGAAACCCGAAAATTCCGGATCCGATGAAGATCCTGAAAATAACGATGGATCAGGTCAGCCGCCGCCGGCAGTCAAACAACCGCCTAAAGAAAAGTATTTCAAGGTTATCTTTGCGGATAAAAGCAGTCCGAACGACACTAAAGACGTTGTTCTATCCGTGAATCAGGAAATTCTCCATATTCAACGCGGTAAAGAGGTTGTACTACCAGAACGTTATCTTGAGTGTGCTGATCACGCTACATACCCGCAATATCGACAGGAACCGAATCAACCCCGCAAGGTTGTAGGACATATTATGACCTATCCTTACCATAAGATTGGACCGGGTACGGAACAGGAATTTCTGCAGATGCGGCGGGATGGGACTTTAAAGAATAAGCGTGAAGCTATGCAGGCGGATAACGCCGCGTAGTTAAGTTTGTGCCGGAATGAGGATGATAAGCCATGGCCCAGATGACGCAGTATTCGGACCTTTACGCTGCCATGCTTCAATGGTTGCCGGGCTGTGACAGGGGGATACTGTTAAGGGCGCTTTGTGATGCGGCCCGGCATATCTGCGAAGTCTATGAGGTATGGGTCGAGGACCTGGATCCCATGGCGATCGTGGATTACCAGCAGGACTATACACTTACATCTCCATACAGTAATTCATTCATCCATCTAATCAAACAGGTAAAGGTAAATGGCACGGTTTATCCGGCTGTTAATTATGAACTGTACCAGGAGGATAGACTAAGGTTTGAGTCTGATGCAGTACCGCACGATCTTGATACCATGCTGCTTACCTGTGGCACTGCCGGAAGTGTAACAGTTGCAGATTGGCAGGCGCTTACAGCTGCCTCTGTCGTTATCCCGCTTGGCAGTGATGATTATTCTCTTACCGGCATTAGTTTTGCCGGTCTTACTTTTGATCAGATAGCTCTGGCAATCCAGACGGCGTTACGTGCGGCGCTGGATGGTAATAACGGGTTCTGCAGGTGGTACACTAATAAATTCAAGATATGGGTAGAATCAGGCACTATTGATGATTACCTGTCTGCCGGCGCTTCCGGAACCGACATAAGCGGCGCCAGTTGGATGAATGGACTTTCCGGCGGTACCGGCGTTTCCTTGGCCGGCTTGTTACAGGTAAAGGTGGTTTTACGGCCGCACCAGTCGGTTGACGCCTTTCCTGATTGGATGCTGGATAGGTTTTCTAATGCTCTGGTTGCCCGGGCAATCTGGATTTTAAAGAACAAACCGCGGCCGAATCCATACCGGGATGTTGACGGATCCGGAATCTGGGATACGGAATTTAAGATCCAGCTTGCCAAGGTCATTTCCGATAAACAGAAGAAATTTACCAAACGGTCATCGAATTTAAGCGCATAAGGGGGATTATGAAAAGAATCGTTCTCGCAGCATGGATAATCAGCCTGGCGTTTGATATGGATTGTCCGGCTGCTGATGTCGATATGCCGGCGAAAGATGTTGATGTGTATTTTAATGAAGTCGGCATACAATTCAAGAACGTCGACGGGATAGTGACTTCTCCCCGGTATCGCTATTATCTCTGGGAGAATTCAACCAACCGTTATACAGCCACAGGCGCAAGCGCGAAGTATTACTGGACTACCAATAAAAACCCGAAAACCACTGTTGGAATGTTTTCGCTTGAAGGTACGGTATATACCAATTATGCGCTTTTTACTTTTGCAACGACGAATCTTGTTATGCTGGCCCAGGATGGTTATGCAGTTCTTATGATATCGAATGGCAACGGGCGGGTATCGTATGCCCGTGGATCCCAGACGGTCTTACCCAGTCCGGAATTTACAACGGCCAATACCGGTGTTGTTTTTACTGCACCATTGGATTGGTCAACACTTGGTCCGTATCTTAGTGTTTATACTCATTTTCCGGTCCTGCCAGGCAGTAATGTAACATGGCGTTCTTTCGGTACAAATGGACAATATTATTTTGATATCGGATTCAGTAACCTGGTTACCTATTCTCAATGGGGGCCACTTACCAATGCGGTTACTAATGCAATTCTGGGGATCTCTGGTCTGGCTAATACCAATGAAACACAGAATACGGCGATCACGGGGCACTCTCAGACCAACGCAAGTCTACAGGCGCAGATTGATACGAACAGAACGGCGATTACCGGGCTGGCGAATACCAATGAGACACAGAATACGGCGATTACGGGGTTGGCGAATACCAATGAAACACAGAATACGGCGATTACGGGGTTGGCGAATACCAATGAAACACAGAATACGGCGATTACGGGGTTGGCGAATACCAATGAAACTCAGAATACGGCGATAACGGGGCATTCCAATACTCAGGCACTTTTCGCCGCCCAGATCGCGAGTAATCAGCTTGCAGAAACAG